GTTTCATTTGAGACTTCCTTCGTTTGTGTCTATTAGACAACTTACCAGTCACTCAGTCTTTTTGTCAAGCCCAGAAGCCCAATGGAAAATTACCAACCTTTTTCGAGAGCAAAAAAGGTTCGCTTTTTTCCACGCAATCGCGCCTAAATATTGGAAAGTTCGTCGCGAGTCCAAGAATCAAATGAACCTTTGACATATCGAATGTCGTAAATTCTCTCAAACGCCAAGCGAACTTGGTCGCTGATATTCGTGTAATTGCTAATCGCAATCGAATATAAACTTTCTGAATCGAGAAACATTGGAATCGCGCCTTTTTTGGTGTAGTCGCCAACGATTACAATTCTGTCGCCACACCAACGACCATTCACGCCTTCGACCATTGGGAAATCCCCGTAACCGTCAGCGGGCGAAGACATCGACAGCAGATACATAGCATCCGCTAACGACCCTTCGCAACCCGCTTGTTCGTACTGCTTACTACCCAAGCCGATGTCGTACGGGAGTACGACTTCCTTCTTGTCTATGTTTACGAGTATGTGATATTGTCCCACCGTTGTGCGTCCGTTCTATGTGTCAGGTTAGGCGAGCCGTTAGGCTCGCCCTCCCCACTTCTTATCCGTTGCGCTTACCTACGCTGGCCAATGCGCTGGCCGCTGCTTGACCGATGACCGTAGCGACATCCGCTGGTGAGGAGGTCGGGTCGAAGTAGACCGCCTTGCCGTCAGTACCGCGAAGGTACGCTTGGGGCTGACCGTCACTCCTAAAGGTAATCCAGAGAACAGCCGTGCCAGCCTTGTCAGCATCCGCGATGTGTTGCTTAGCCTTTTTCTGCTGGTCGTCACGGTAGTGTCCGTCGGACACAACCACGAGCAACCGCGCACCGTTCTGAGCATCGGTGAAGTCCAGCGCACCGTCAAGTGCGAGGAACGCCTTGTCGAACTCTTCCGTGCCGTCGGGCGCAGAGTAGACCACAACATCGTTCAGGTGTTGCCCCGGCTTGAGAGTCGGGAACACGCCAGAGCCGTAATAGACCATCGCGCACTTGCCCTGAACTCGGCGTACTGCCTCGCTCATAACCCACGCAGTCGATGCCATAGGTTCCATCGCTCGACCCATTGAGCCAGAGATATCAACCATTACGCCAACGCGCAGTTCGGGAGTTTCAGTCTGCTTGCGCTTAGTCTGTCTCCACGCCTCGACAGGGGTGCGAACACCCTTCTCCTTGAGCGCGGCTCCTTGAATCATAGCGCGAGAGCGAAGTCGTCCTGGCGGAATCACGGCGTTGTGTTCAGTGACACCACGCTCACGATACTTAGCCTTCTCAAGAGCAGAGCCAACTCGCACAGCGGCGATACGCTCGTCACTTGTGGGCTTACGAGTTTCGACTACAGTCGAGCCACTCTTTTTGTAACCACCAGGTGTGCTGCCAATGCCACCTTCTTTATTGAACATTTCTTCAGCAGCCTTGGCACGACCCTTACGCTTGTCAGCGTGCTTGGCACGCGCCTCGCGTTCTTCGCGCCACTCTTCATCGACTTGGGCATCAGCGATATCGTTTTGATTGGCAATCTTAATGTTCTCAGCCATTTCTTTGAGAGCATCTTTGATAGCCTCGCCAAATTCCTCAGGTGACATTCCACCCTTGCCGGGCATCGGGGTTCCCCCCTCACCCTCAGGTTTGCCTTCGTCATCGCCGGGGACAAAGCCTCCACCTTCGCCCTCGTCATCGCCGGGTTCATCTCCAGCGAGAGCATCAAGAATGTCGTTCCATTCTTTTGCAAGGTCGAGCAGGGGCAAGAAGTTGTCGTGGTCAGCGTGCGCTTGGAATCGTTCCCATACGCTACGCAACTTCTCAATCGTCTCAGCATCAAAGTAAGTCTTGATAATAAGCGAGAGAGGTTCGATATCTTCTTCCTCCAGAACGCCAGCACTTACTCGCGCCATCGTGAGGGCGCAGAGTGAAGAAACGCTACGAGGCGTAGGTTTGAAGTCTTCGTTCTTTTCGAGAATGTCAGCGACTACGATTTCCATAGCGCAAGAGCGAAGGAAGACTCGATTTTCGGGGTGGTAGTGAATACCCCACGCCTCGATACGACTCTCTTCCAAGTAGTGAACAACACTGAAGTCTTTGACTCGATTACGAGAAACAAGTTCAGCGTGAGCAGCAGACAAATCGAATCGTGAGAATCGTGCGTGGCACGCCTCGTGAAAGATTGCGCCAGAGGCTACAGGGAAATCGAGTTGGGTCATACGAGTATCGAAATCACCAACAAGGTGTGGTGCCGCGAACTTACCAAAGGCGGCTTCGATGTTTACTTCGATTTCTGCGTTCATTGGATTGAACATTGCAGGTGCGCCGCTGGCAGTCTTTTCGCCAAGCATAACAACGAGGTCATCTCGAATTGACCACTTGTTTACAAGTTTGCCAATCCCAGCACCAACGCCAAGCCATTCAGCCGGGGTTCGCGCTATTGCGTTTGTTGTAGTTGTGAAATGCATTTTTAGGTTCCTTCCTGTTTGCTATTTCTAATTTTAGTTTACCAGCAAATGCTGGATTTTGTCAAGTTGAGTGGGGGGTGGGGAAGTTTCCCTCAACCCACCCCCGGAGCCAAAACCTAGGAAGGATTAGATTTTGGCTGGTTTCAGTTCCTCGCCAAAGACACGAGCGAAGACATCAGACACAACTGGTCTGTCCATCTCAGGTGCGCTGGCGAGAATGTTTTGAATCGCAAACTTGAGACCAAAGACATTCGCGGCTTGCTTGAATCCCAAGAGTTCCCGGAATTGCGGCGCCCACGAGACTTCACCAGTCTCTTGCTTACGAGCAAGGTTCTGTGCCGCTGTCACTGCCGGGGCAGGAACTCCCAACTTCTTGGCGAGTGACCAGTCAGTGGTCATTTCGACTTGAAGAAGGAATCGCGAGAGCAGGGCCTCGGAGAGGCGAACGCCGGGCGCGTTGGGGTTCGTTGCCGCTACGACATAGAACCCTTCCTTAGCCTTGACAGTGCCTCGTTCGGGGTTGGCTCGAACATCGATTTCTCGACGACCATCCATGAGACCATAGACGACTGCCATAACCTTGGGGTCAACGAGACCCACCTCGTCAATCAGCAGAACTTTACCTTCCTCTGCTGCTCGAACAAGGGGACCATCGACCCACTCAAAGTTGCCAGCAATGGTTTGGATATATCCACCAATGAAGTCGCCAACCTCAGTGTCACCAGTGCCAAGCACAGTGTAAAGGTCATCGCCAAACGCGGCCTCGACCAGTGCAGTCTTGCCACAGCCGGGTGCGCCATAGAACATCGAGTAGAGATTTTCTACACGAGCCTTGCGAAGAGCCTCGACATCGGAGTGTTCGCCCCACTTGCGAGAGAAGTAGAGTTCGCCATTGGCACGAGGGTATGAAACCTCGCCAGCCAAAGCATCAGCATCCACGACAGCCTCCAAGACAGGCAGGACAGCGGCGCCACGATTACGAATGACTGCGCGACCTACTCGTTCATTGTAGAACTTTTCGTCAGCAGCGATTGCGCGATAGCCCTCGTTGAAAGGGTGGGCGTAGAGAGCAGACACAGCCTTAGCAATGTCATCGTTCATAAACTGAGCGTTCAGTTCTTGAATCCAGTTGTTTTCCATGTTATTAGTCCTTCCTGACTATTTCTTACGCCGCTACCGGGGTAACGACTTCACCAAAACCAAAAGTCTCACGCGAACGCATGATTCTGCGATAAAGGTCGTTGGGGGTTTTGTTCGACTTGATTGATTCCAAGTCCTTGAATGAGACCTCGACAAAAATTGGGTTCTTGTAAAGGCCGTACCCACGAGAAACCAATTGACCAGAGTAGGTCTTGAAGATAGAGGATTGCTCCCGAATCAGATTGGCGAGTATCTCAGGGTTCTCGTACGATTCGAAGTTGCCATCTGCACTACGAGTCGCGCTCGACTTGTTGCCAGAGTAGAAACTCCAGTTTCGTCGAGGGTGGAAACTACTAATTCGTCGCATAAGCACATATGGCTTGTGAGGTTCCTCGCCAGCCAAACGCCCAATTAGCGCAGGGGTGAGGATGAATTGGTAGGTGTATTCGTTTTTACGGAATTCAAGGTACAGGGCTTTGCCAGCCGCGTCCTTTTCATTTTTTTCACTCATTAGTTTTCCTTCCAGTTGAGTGGTCTTTTTTGCTTACTAGGTAAATATATCACATACTCGTGATTTTTGTCAAGTCCATTTCGACATTCATTTTGTCGTAAATAATGTTGAGTGCCCTAATCAAATAATCAGGGGCGACCTCGAAATTAAAATTCAAAAACAACTCAGACCAATTCATCCACATATCATCGATGACCTTGTTTCCAAAAAGAGCGTCAACATCTTTCATTGCGAGAATCAAGGTGTAGCACTCGATTGTGTCAACAAGAACAGGAGTTGGATTTTGGGGAGTGTCCTTGTAGCGCAAGAAGTGCGACAAGTCTCCAGCCTGCCCACCATACGCAGTAAATAAGTGGAGAAGTCCAGTGCCATCTTCACGCTCGATGAACTGAATATCGCACCACGCGTGCCCTCGTATTTCTGGGAACAACAAATACACATTGCCACTGCTACTAGGGTAGAGGGGCACTCGAAGAATTTCTTTTTCTGTCATACAAACGAAACTACACCACGCGCCGCTCGATTGTCAAGTGGGCGAGGTTCAATGGAAAATGACGAACCTTTTTTCAGAGCAAAAAGGTTGCTCTTTTTCCCTGGCTAGAGAACTGGCTCAGCGCATTTCTCGCAGACGACCCATTCTGATTCATCGTCGAGACAAACAAGGAAAGGTTTAAAGGCGTAAGGGTTTGCGTTGTCGCCAACTTCCTGCGAACACACTTCGCAGGTCTCTGCGCTAAACGCTTCAATCCCCGCCTCAGCCGCTAGGACAATATCGTGCGAGTTTTCAATTAGGTGCATTTCAATGTGGCGCATAGTTTTATCATAAAACATTTGCGAAAGGTCTATTTGATTCCCCAACAACGGGAGTGTCGTCTAAACGCTATCCGTTACTCACCCGTATGCGTACTAGACAAGCCTGAATTGCTGGCACGCCACAAACTCGGAGAGTGGTTCTCCTCGACGAGCCGTTTCTCTTCAGGCGAGCCGTACAGACGCAAGCCGTTCAAGCATGGGTCACCCGTCTCGAACTCCTCGTCCTCGCTTGCCGTCGACGGGAACCCGTCATGCGTAACGCATACGGGCGGGCCAGTCCAGCCGTTATCAAATCCGATTTGAATCCATTCATCAAAGGTCATTTCCATAACGAAAGTCTAACACCGCCCGTCGGCGCTCGCCGTTAGAACCTAAGGTACAAGTACATGCCGTACGGGTCGGCTAGCGCGAGCGCATCCGCCATTTCGGACGGGACGGACAAGTTGAACTTCGACTGCCACGAGCCGTCGGAACGCTTAGCGGGTGCCTTCCAGCCTGCGTCTTTAATCAGCAGACCTGTCGCCCGTTCGACGAAAGCGTGACAAGAGCGAGACTTGCCAGCGTAGGAAATAACGAGCCTGTCGAACTTGCGTCCGGGCTCGACGTCGACTTCCCATTTGCCGATGACCTTGTTGGGGTACCGCTTATTGAGAACTTTCTCTAGAAGCGCTGAATATTCCAGTGCGTAGTTTGTCATTTTTCCTCCTCAGGAAGTTTACTATATCTCTAATATACACGTCGAACCCGAAGTTTGTCAAGTCCTGTGGCGGGAAATCTATAACATAACTAAATCTGAAATAGGCTCCGGGATGGCGACCTCCAGCGTTTATAACATAAGCAAAGTCACAAATAGTTTCATGTCGGTGCTGCTCGCTACAATCCGGGAAAACCTCGCCAACTAAGAAACGCCCCCCACTTACGTAGGGAGCGTTCTCAGGAAACGTGAGTTAATTACTCAGCGTCGTCTGCTTCGACGTCTTCGACATCTTCGACGTCTTCGACGTCTTCGACAACGATTTCAGCGTCTTCGACAACAGCCGCTTCCTCGACGTCTTCGACCTCAACTTCGACCTCGACCTCTTCTGGGGTGACGTTTTCTTCAGTCATGCTAGTTATTTCCTTTTTTTCGGATTTTCGAGATGTTCGAGCGAAACATCCCAATAAAATAATATCAGAAAGTTACGTCCCAATAAATGGAAAATTACGAACCTTTTTTTGGCGCTAGGGCGTCGCGACAAAAAGGTTCGTTTTTTTCCCCAGCGCATCCAGCGATGGAAAATCAGGAACCCCATTCGCACGAGAATTCGAATAACCCAACGAACGTTGGAACGACGCAAACGCTGCTTTAGTTCTCCCATCAAAATGCCCACGTGGAAGACCACGAACACCTGTCGTCGACGCAAGTGCGAGTTGCACAACCTCGACGTGCCTATGACGAATGCCCGGTTTCACCTGTGCAGGCGAGACACGCAAAAGGCTATCCGTTGATATAGGCAATACCCCCCTTAGGCGGGCCACCGGGTCGAGCGTGAAAAACTTAGGACGACCAAAACCAATTACGTCAAGTTTGTGACGCACGCGTTTGAAAACACCGTTGGCATCTAAACCCCCCTTGGGCTGGCCAGAATCAATCATTGCTTCGACGCACTCGAACGTACCGTCAAGACTGAAGCGAGTGTTATCCGTTACTATACCAACGTGCGGCGAGCCGAAATCCGCAACCGTCGACGTCTCAAAGAACACAACGTCTCCCCGTCGCGGGCGGGTATGGAAAATACCTAACCTTATGTAATTGGAAAGAGCACCCGTCGGATAAACGTGCGGGTACAAAGGCAATCCGACCTCCCGCGCCACCCAGTCAATGAACAACCCGTCCCACGGTTGTCCGTTGACACCGAGGCGCTCGCCGTACATGTTCTCGCGGTTTAGGCGAGCCGTGTATCCGATTTGAGACTCAGCCTTCTCAACAAAAAGTTCACGCAGTGTCGGTTGCTTTGGTTTCACTAAAGTACTCCGTCAGTGCGTTTAGGATTTGATGCGCTTCATTGGCACGAGCCGTCACACGAATGTGCTCGATGCGGTTAGCCGTTAGGTTGACCTCGGCGTCGATGCCGTCAGCGTGAGAGCGCACCATCTCAATTATCTCATCAGGAGTCACTTTTGTCAACCTCTTCATTTTCAGTGTCGCTGGCGTCCGTCGCCTCGACATCTATAATGCTACTCTCCGTTTGCTCAACCGTCTGTTGGAAACGCTGTTCGGCGTCAAGTGCGTTTATTGCTAAGCGTTGCAAACGCTCAGCAATAATGCTCGCCGCAGGTCGGACGTCGATGGAAACCTCGCCACCAATATCAAACCCAGCCCGCACACCAGAACGGTCAAGAATCTCGGTGGCTGCTTTAAGTTTTACGGGTTCACTCTCGGCGGAGTTCATAAGTTCTTCGAGAGTGTCGACGGCCGCTGGCGCAGATTGCGTCAAACGTGCGCGAGCACGCTCGACGCTATCCGTCGGCTTATTGCGGAGAGCACCAAGGTGCACTCGGCAGAAGCCGTCGTCGCCCGAACGTCCACCACTCCACAACTGACAACGAATCCCGTCATCCTTGATTGCCTTACACCGCGTTGGAAGATGAGCAACCTTTTTACCGTGCCCAACAGGGTCGCCGTTCGTCTCCATCTGTTGCTTAGACCAACTGCGGGTCGCACCGAGAACCCACGGCGGAACAATGTAGTCTGCTGCTTCCTCTGCTAACAGGTCGTAACCCGTAAGGTAATCAGAATTCTTATCATCAACGTCCGTGAGAATTTGCTTCTTCTCCTCCAACGAAAGAAGACGCTGACGTGACTGCATTTCGGGGGAGAGTGCTTGAATCAAACCAGTCGGAACGCCATTCACCGCATACACAGGAATCCAATTCATCTTGGCTCGACGCAAAGCAGAACGGTTTTCATATGTGTCTTCGCAAATGCCACGGTCAGCCTCATCAATGCCGTAGAGACTCAAGTCAGGACGTAAATTGATAGGTTCGTCGATTTGTATTTCAGGTGCAACAAGTTCAGGAGCAGCAAACGGGTCAACCGCTGGAACCAAGTCTTCTGACATAACGTTATCCCTTAGGAGCCGAGCGGGAAGTCGGGGGAGAGACTGCTTCCCGCTCGACCCGCTATTTGCTACCCATCAAGGATGTAGCAGTAGAGGCGTCTCTTCCCGTATGAGAGTTGAATATAGAACTCTCATAGGTAACACTATACGCGTCAAGCGATATAGCGAGTTCGGACGAATTTGGCGCGAGTTCCGCCTTGGGCGGGCACTTTCGTTTAGAAAGGGGATAAAAAACCTTGATTTATCGGGGTTTTTAGTTTTTTCCCTTGAGCCGCAGCCTTGCTCTAAAAAACTGATTTGGGATATGGCTGAATTTCATAGCGCAACTTCGACATAAGTTCCCGCCTTCGGGCGATTGATTTAGTGTTGAACATTACGTATCGGTGCTTGCGTGGTCGTTCGTGTCGCTCAAGTCGCTCACCATAAAACTCTTTTGCGCCATTGACTCCGCCGTGCTGGTCGAAGATATGACGAGTGTGTGTGCCAGACTTTTCTCCATCAAGTCTCCACTCAACGTGGCGGTCAGACATTCCTGTGTAAATCCAATTTGTGGCTTGGTACACGGTTCCGACATGTCCAGCATCAATCTCTGCGTAGGAGACGATTATGTCTTTGTCTTTTGGTAGAAGTCTTAGGGTTCGACCAATAAAAAAAGACTCTGTATTTTTTGGTGTCTCGTCTTTAATCCAAAGTCTGGTTAGTTCGATTACGTTATTGGATTCTTCTTTTCCGCAAACTCCGACACACAAACTTGGTGACGCTGGCTTTCCGTAAATTACACAGCCAATCATTTCTTCTTGTTCAAAAAGACCAAAACAAAACATAGCGGAAGCACGGCGATGAAGATAATGATTCTCGACAACCATTTTGGTCGCTTCTTGAGAGGTAACTTTTTCAATTTGGTACTCAATCAAGGCTCGTTGGTTTCTGGTAAATCATTTGTTTGTCCTTTCGTGTGACACCCGCATTCGCAGTTTACTGGCAAACTGTTGAACTCGAAAGACGCGACGCAAGGTTCGTGTTGTTCGCTGAGGCACCATCCAAAAGTGGTCATACTTCGTAGATTGTTTCTTTGTGGTGTCGAACTTTTACCAACGGGTCAACCCAAATGTGGAATCCATTTTGTGTTGCGCTGTAGCACCACGAATAGTCTTCGCCAACATTGGTGAGGAAGTCGTGTTCTGGCCATTTGATTTTTTTGATTGCAAACCAAGGGCGTGGCAGTTTCTCGAAAACGCCTTGCTTCATTGCGACGAAACCGAAACCAACGCCACCTACTTCTACTGGCTCGTCGAACATAATGAACTCGACTTTGTTGACTCTGGTTGGTCGTCCCTCGTTGTCGGGGAAGTTTACTGCGACAGTGCCAAAGGTATCTGTTTGATAAAGCCCACTAACGATTTCTAATTCGCTTTGGTAGATACGCACAAAGTCTTCGACGTCCCACGAGATATCGCTATCAATCCAAAATACTTTGTCGTAAGTAAATTCTCCGCCACCAATTTCGTTGGTCACCCAGTTGTTCAGGGCGGAGTTGGTAGCCGTCAGTTCTCGTGCGCTTGCTACGAAGGACGAGTAGGTGTTGAGTAACTTGTAGTCAAGTCCTTCGCTCGACAACCAACGAGTTGTCTCGACAAGACTATCGACATAGCCAGCGTGAAATTGTCTTCCGGGTGTGGCGATTACTACGTGGTAGTGGGGTTTCATTCTCTTACCTTACAGTTTTCGTGGGAAATAACTTCGTCTGATTTGTGAAGTGGGTGGAGCCTAATGTTATGTTCTTTTCCTTCAAAGCCTCTAACCTGTTTCCCCGACCACTGGTACATTCGATTACATTTTGGGCAGATTGCGTATCTCGTTTGTGGATTTTCGTAATCCTTTTTTGACTCTACGAGCAGTAATGCTTGGATAGTTTTTAAAACTTCGCGTGCTTCTTCGTATGTTTCGTATCTACCGCCAGTGATTTCTACACCACTAACAATGACTCCAGAGACCAGTCTAAGTCCTGAGATATCGAATCGTGTCAGTGTGACTTCTGGTTCTTTCGTTGTGCTTTCGGAAACTTTTAAAAACCAAGGAGTTGGCATTGGGTCAAAAAGTAATGTGTCTGCCAGTTTTGGTTTACTGTTTTCAAACCCAACTACGAGTCTTACTTGAAAGGGGAATGTTGGGTGGACGATTGAGCCAGTGGCGAACTCGCGGTGTTGGTTGTATTCTTTTTCTTGTTCAAAGCAGTGGGCTTCGAATTCTTCGGTGAGACTAAGAATATCGTGAATAGGTTTTTTAAAGTCTTCCCCGTCAATTTTAGTTTGTGTCCAAAACGCGGTTGTCATTGTTACTTTTTTCGAGTACAGCCAACTTCCGTCTTTTTCTCTAAGTCTTGTCGTGCTCGTCATTTTTTATGTACTCCCTGAGTTTGTATTCCCAACGAATCTTGGGTGCTGTTGTTTGTTCTTTGTTTCTGGCTCGCTTTGTTGTTGTCCAACTTGCGCCGTCAGAGAGTGACGCTTCTTCCCAGTTGTCTGCTTTGTAGATTGTTCCTTGGTGGACTTCTGTGTCTTGGTATGAAACCAGCATTGCTACATCTGGGAAGTTCAATCTAATCCACTGACGCATAAATCTCAACATATGGGTTGCTGTGTTTTTGGGGCATTCGTCGCTGATTGCCATTCGACGTAACTCAAGCATTTGTTTCCCATACTTGAACCTGTTTTGTGCGACTGGTGACGACCAAATCCCAACAGCAACATATCCTTCACCGTTGGGTCCAATTTCGGTTCCTCGAACTTTGGCACCGAAACATTTGTAGTGGGTGTTGCGTACAACATTCGACCAATGGATGTAGGGCAGTCTGCTGTGCCATTTGTCATTCAGTTCGCAGGCTAACTTGGCTTTGATTACTTCGTATTCAAGTTCGTGGGGAGAGTTGATAGTCATTTTTATATCTCTTGTCGACATTCTCGGCACAACAAAACATCAAACCCAGTTGCTTCGTTTCTAACTACACCGTTCTGCGATACGGGTACGGGAACTACTGGCTTTTGTTCTTTACAACGGTCACAGGATACTTCGATAATCCATTCGACTTTGTGACCTTTTTCCGTTGATACAGTAATTCCACGACCCAATGCGTGAAACTTTGCTGAACCAGCAGTCTTGAATAAGAAGTCTCGACAGTCCTCAACTTCCAGCACTGCTCGCTGTTCTTTACAAGGACAGTACATTGCGGTTGGCTTACACACGACTTGTCCACGTGGGTTGAGTGAGTGTCGTGATATCGGATGTCCACAAACACAAACTCGTTTGTCTCGACCTAATCGGTGTTTCGATAATTGGTCATTTGCTTCCTTTGCTTCCTCGTAAGAGAAGTCTAAAAAATCAAAGGGGTTTGGTGACGGTTTCTCTGTATCTTCCATAAACCAAAGCATACCATCAAATCCCTAAAATCCCTTCGACTACATCCAACTACATCCAACTACATTCCTGATATTTATGATTTTATGATTGCCAACCCTATTTCGGGGTACCCCCCCATGCACATGCATGCGCGTACTGAAAACATAGTTGACAATCATAAACAGTTATCTAGTTAACATCATAAATATCAGAAGTACTATCAGAAATCTTTTTTAGAAAAACACGTTCCTTGATAGTAATAAACTTTTTCGATACTTACACGAAACTTCTTTTTCTAAAAAAGTTTCTTGTTAGTAGATACCAACTAGATTTTCATTTGTCAAATATCATAAATATCATAAATATCAGGAATATCAGAAAGTAGTTGACAATCATAAATATCATAAAATGGGGCACTCAAAATAATCACCAACCACCTAAAAATGTATAATTTAGGTATGGATATCGACTCGTATGACCACCAAGTTGACATAAATCAACGTCGTCTCAAACTGTGTTTTCACGCAGTCGAAGAAGTAAAAAGACAACTTCTTGAGCCAATCTATCCTGACCAAAAAGCAGACCTGCTCATTGCCACAGAAAATTTGTGCCTCGCTTCGTACGAACTTTTAGAGCAGACGCGGGGACTTGTTTGGGGAGATTCACTTACATCAACTAATGAGGACGAAGAGGGATAATTTATCGTGCTACACCGCAATAGCGGTGAGGGAGAGCACCATATAAAAAGAGCAGTAAAAAAGTGGACGCTAATGTTGGTTGCGTCCACTCTTTTGGGTTTGGTATTTGTATTGTTTGGGGCAGTTACTGCTTTCGCATTTTTACTGCCGCCCACACAGCAAGGACAACTATCGTTGTCAGAGAGCCGAGTAACATACCGATACCCAAACTTGCTGGGTCGAGGTAGAACGATACTTGCATCGTCAATCCTTTCTTTGGCTTCTACTACTAAGTCTAGCATTGAGGACTTGAAAAGTCTATTAGCACAGCACCCCGACGCACCGAACTATTCAGCGTTGCTTGAGCGTATCCAAACTTTGGAAGCGCAACTGGATAAACTCGCTCAACTATATAGTGACGTTCAGGACAAGAAGACCGCTCTCGAAGAAGCACAGCAAAACTACACAAGTTCTGTCGAAGCGGAGACTAAGGCTAACGCTACGTTACAAGCAGCATCTGAGAATAAAAAAGCACAGCAGGATTCTCTTACGCTAAAGCAACTCATCAGACAAGAAGCGAGCACGCAGGTTGCTGAAGCAGATGAGCAGTATGTTCTTATGTCACAGATTTATACGACTAGCCAAGAGCAACTCGCTCAACAATTAGCCGTTTATCAAGCATCCGTTACGGATTTGAGTGCGGCACACTCACATTTGGCCTCATCACAAGCAACGTACAACACGCTTCTTCAAAGTTATAATAACCCTAATACTTATATCGCAGACCCTAATTGGGTTGCCCCTACCGAACAGGTTGAGCGTACTCGTCAGGTTGAGAACACGACCACAAGAATAGAGACGCAAACTATTCAGAACCTTTTGTTCAACCCTAATTTTTCACAAGGTACAGAGGGTTGGTCTGGAGTTTATTCGGGGTGGCAGGGTTCTAGTCCAGCACTAATAAATGGTGAAGTTATCTTCTCGTATAGCAACCAAACAGTTAGTCAGGGTCTTTATTCTGGACCTTTCAATAACGCAGTTCTTACTCTTTCTGCTGATTGGTCGAACAACGAGACTAATCGTGGGTTCACTGACGTTTACTCTATGACCGTTCAGGCTAGGGATATCAACCAGAATCTGGTTGGCACAGCAACGTATAACTCAACGGGTTCGCACGGCTGGCAAAACAGGTCAGTCACGTTGACACCGACGGGTCCTGTTTCGTATATAACGGTTTCGTTTACGGGTATTGATTCTGGTTTTTGGTATGGCATTTACGGTCCTAGTTTCAAGAACCCCGTTCTCCACATCACGCATGACCAAGAGATTACCGAGACTACGTACACCACCGAAACTTATTATACGACGGAGCCAGTTCTTGTACAGGGAACACTCAACGTCGACATCAACGAGGGCGGGCAAGCAACGTTTACTGCCCCAGAGGGCGCAACGTTTATTTCTAGTAACTTGCGTTACGAAGCGTATGAAGATTCAACGTGTGGCGCAAAAATTACCCCGAACGTCGACGGGCTTTCTTCGGTTACGATTCGAGCGTTGAATTCTGTATGGGGCGACCTTTGCGGTGGCTACTCAAAACATATAGTTGGAACGCTTACGTATTCGGGCTACCCAGTAGCACCTCTTATTCCTGACCCAGCAATCTACGCTCAACTTCAGATAGCAGAGTCACAACTTACTGAAGCACAACAGAACCTCGACACGGAGAACCAAAACTTCCTTTCCGTTGTAGCAGAGAAAGAACGTCGAGAGCAAGCACTCAATGTAGCCTCAACTAATCTCACTTCTGCTGAAGCAACTCTTTCTACTAAACAAGAAGCACTCGCGTCTGCTGAACTTGACGAGCAGGAGCAGACAAGTCAGTTCAACCAAGCGGAACTCAACCACGCTATTGCTCTATCAGAACACCAGTCAGCGCAAGAGTTCACAGCGTCTATGCAACAGCGAGTTACGTCACAGAACCAGCAGTACGAGACAGCACAGCAAGAAGCCGACACCCTCTCCACGCAGGTTGACGAAGACTACCAATCTCTTTCCACTGAAGTTTCCAGCATTCAACCAGCACCAGTTCCAGAGGAAGAGCCACTTATTGATTTGGCAGCGGTTCCTGTTTTGGGTGAAGCGCTTTCAGCACTGTCGGATGTCGGAGAAGCGTTGGCAAACATTGGTTCGGATATGTCCCCAGAGGTTCGGGATAAGGCAGAGAAAGTTGTTTTGTCAGCGATTGTTGTTACGCAGATAGCAACACAGGCGGCGCAAATTGCAACGCAAGCAGCCGCAGCCTCTGCGAGCGCCGCAGCGTCAAGTTCTGGTTCTGGTTCTAGTTCAGCAGGAAGGAGGAAGTAAGTGAAAGATTTTTTGAATGATTTGTTATCACAGTCTTGGACACTGCTAGGTATGTTCGTAGCGTATGTCGTCCTTGAAGGTTCAGCCAAAGAAGTGATTGGTTGGTGCATTTTGGGCACTCTCGCTATTTATATCGCAACCTACCCGCTTCGTAAACCCCCAAAGAACGAGGAATAGTGTCAAAAGAAGAAAAGGAGCAAGTACGTCTACTTGCTAATAAAGCAGCCAAGGAGCATTTTCGCAGAGCGGGAATTCCCCACTGGACTGCTTCATATCAAATGCTGTATCCCATATATGTTCAAAAATACATCAAGGTTTATATTACTAAAATCAATGAACAACATAACGGCTAAAATTGTATAAAGCCACAAACTTAGGAGAAATAATGGCATCACCCTCAAAAGCACAGTTTCCGATTGACGGGAAACTAGGTAAGGCGTGGAAGGTCACGTCGACGATGGGTTGGCGTATCCACCCCGTCACAAAAACAAAAAAGCATCACAACGGAACCGATATTTGGTCTGCACAGGAGCCTTGCTGGATTGAAGCGCCTTACGCGGGCAAGGTTATCGCAGTCGGAAACAACCCCGCAGGTTTTGGTAACTCGGTTACACTTCGACACAAGATTGATGGGAAGTCTTATGTGACGATTTACGCACACATGGCAGATGGAACCGTCAAGGTCAAAAAGGGTCAGAAGGTCGAGGCTGGCACTCCGCTTGGAAAAATGGGTTCGACTGGTATATCAACTGGTAAGCACCTCCACTGGGAACTCCAGAAGGGCGCGAACTTGGTTTGGAGTGCGAATGGTAAGAACTTCATTGAACCAGTTAAGTTTTTCAAGGCTCTCATTGCCAAGGAGAAGGCTATTGCTTCGGCTCCAGAGGTTACCCCAGACGACGCTCCTATAGCACCAGCCCCAACGCATGACGAGGCTGGCGCAGAGGCACTCGCAGCGACAGAGATTGTTGCCACCCCCGTAGCACCTGCTACTCCCCGCAAGAGGTAATTTGCTCAAAAAGATAACCCCCCCAGCAAACGCTAGGGGGGTTTCTTTTATTTGGAAGGAGATAAACAGGACAACAACGAAACCTGAGTACCGAGTATCACTCTATCATACTATTTGAGGTAGTCTGCGAAGTCTAGTTCTAGTGCGGGTTTGGGTTTTGCGCCTGTTACGCGTTTTACTATTTCTCCGTCAACATAGACCATTAACGTCGGGACTGACGTGATGTTGTGTTTTTCCATAAATTCTGGGTTTGCGTCGGCGTCGAGTTTGTAGATTTCTATTCGTTCGGAGAGGTCTTCCATGATTGGTTTGAGTGCGCGACACGGACCGCACCATTCTGCCCAGACGTACACAATGCTTGCGTTTTTGTTTTCAAGGACGTCTGCCTGAATTGTTAGGTCTGTTGTTTCTTTGGTTGTCATTTGTGTGGCTGCCTTTCTTTGTTAGGTTTCTATTTTACCAAAAGAAAAACCCCCAAGAATGGCCTTGGGGGTTTCACTTTTTGTGGGGCTACTTTTTTGCTCCGCGTCGTCCACGGGGAACGGTTGCTGCTACTGGATTGTTGAAGTAGACGGGCGTCTTGGCGGAACCAAGGAGCCAACCTACTGCGGGGAACTGGTTTTCAAGCAGGCGAACGACGAAGTAGTAGATAGCCTGCGTTAAACCTGTGAGTGCAATGATGGTTGCGTTTTTGGTTTCGTAGTCGAGTGCGAGTCCTTGTGTGGCGAACCACGTAATTACTGCGCCGACTCCGATTGGAACCCACGTGCGGATAAGACCAATGAATGTATCGTTTATTTTCATAGGTTTATTGTACTACGAGACAACCCAACTATTCTTGCGAAACGCTGGGTGCGTTACAAATTGATAAAGAGTTGCACAACCCAAAAAATAAAAGCGCATAGTGGTGAAAGAACTAGAGCCACTAAAAGAAACACAATCAAGTAGCAAGAAAGGGGAGCACGGGAAACCTTTTTTCCGCATTCTGTACTGCACGTTGGGCTAATACATTCCGTCATTTTTTTCGCGAACTTTTGATTAGTAACGTAATAATGAAAAAGAAACAGAAAACATAGTCACGAATGCGGGCATTCACTTGATTTTTATTTTTGTTTCCACTACGCATAATTAGAAAAGCGTGTCTGTGTTCTTTTCAATTTCGTGTTTGACTCGACCAATAATAATTGGAATGTATTCTTCCGTCATTTCAATCCCAACGAATCCGACTCCCGCTTGAACGGCGGCTTTGCCCGTTGACCCTGACCCAGTGAACGGGTCAAGCACAACTCCACCAACGGGCGTTACCATTTCAACGAGGTATTTCATGAGGGACGTCGGCTTGACGGTGGGGTGGAAGTTTTTCTGCGGGGCAGTCGAAAACTTATCTTCTACTGAACCCTCAACCTTTCCAGCACCAGTTTCTGATTTGCCGTTGAAGACTTTGCCACGCTCTTCGGCTGTGTCTTCGAGTCCCTCGTTGCGGTCTTTTTTGTTTGCTTTTGCCACAAAGAAGAAGCGAGAGGAGCCACCGCCCTCTTCTAAATCTGCGACGGGACAACCCTCGACGCATTCGTAAATTCCTATTTTTGCCGTCTGACCGCTACTTTTGTAGTCTGGGCGTTCGACTTCTCCGAAGCCAGTCCAGTCTTCTGTTTTGTTTATGACATAAGAATCTTCTGTTTCTCCGACCAAAAAACACTCGTCTGCGTGTTGGAACAACACATTTGACGGGAAGCGTCCCGTTACGGTTTTTTCATAAGTTTTTCCGCTCGGCTTCCAGTTGTCGTCCATAAAGTTTGAGCCAAAGCCGTTTTCTACAATCTTGTCAGTGCGCTCTTCGTTTCCAATACGCGAAGCGTCAATGTTGATTCCACCAGTTCCGTGCTTAAGGACGTTGAGTGCTACATTCTTTTCACTCAACGGCTTACGGGCGACAAGGATTGGCTCTGACGCTGGCTTCAGCGCAGTTCCCCAACCTTTCCATTTCACGGCGTCTTCGGAAGATTCGCCTACGCGAGTGAGTTTGTTTTTGGTTACGTTGTAACCACCCTCACCCTCAGCGTTCATAAACCCAACACCTGAGGCTGGCTCTTCCTTGAACTCGACTCCAGCCATTTTGTCAATAGCCTTAGCGACGTCGAGAGATTTAGGGAACCCTTGTGCGTAAATCCACGTAATAGAGTCGCGGATTTCAAATCCCGCGAAGCGAACAGAGAGACCCATAAGGTCTATGGTGCGCGAACCAGCGAAGACGAGCATATGTCCACCCGGTTTCAGTACTCGATAGCACTCGTCCCACACAGCAGGTGGCGGAACGAATGCGTCCCACTGCTTTCCCATAAATCCTTTTCCAGCAGGAATGTGGTCTCTGTCTCCGCCAGCCCACATTTGGAGGGCGTCGACGATGTAGGACGGGTCAGTGTTTCCCAATCCGTAGGGCGGGTCAGTAACAACGGAGTCTACGGACTCGTCTTCCATTTCCCGAAGGACGTCTAGGCAGTTGCCCCAATAGATAGTAACGTTCGCGTCGTTGTCTCTAAATTGTTCGCTCATTATTGCCTAAGTTTAACATACAAGCCCCCCCGGAGGGATTCGAACCCCCGACCTTACGGGTAGAAACCGTCTGCGCTATCCGCTGCGCCACGGGGGGTTATATTATAAAATTGCCATAATAAAGATTATTATAATTAATCCCCACACAATGCAACCACACCCAGCGTCTGCGTCACTCGTGTAGCAACGCGAGCAGGTGTTTTCGCAACAGTATCTTTTACCCATTACTCATTCACCACGAAGATTCGAGACAGATATTTGTTCAGCCAGATAAAGAGTGGCGTGTACTTGAGCCAAGGCGATTGCTTCAATGTTTCCCTGAGGTTCACAGTTTTCTAAAATCTTGAGCGCTTCTTGTTTGTGGTCACGCATTTAGACTCCTAATTTAGTAAGTATGGAGAGGGCGTCTTTCAGACCATAGCATTTTCGGTGTATGGAACCGCCCCGCCCGCAGTCCAAACATATTTCAGACCTAAGCGCGTGAATGATTTTTTTGCGTTCGTCCATTCTTATGTTGCTTATTATTTCTTGTTCGCGTCTCTTTTTTTCTTTCAACGCCAACTCTTTTTCAAGTTTTTCGCGTCCACGAGTTCTTTTGTAGTGTGTTTCACACATCATTCGACACTTGACACCACGTTTACAGCCTTCAATTCTGCACTCAACCAGAGCCATCTTTTGACGCCAACTAGCGTTGTAGTGAGGAATGCACATTCCTGCGCGAAGTTCTTTATTTTCACCACAGACGGAACAGGTTCCTGAAACCATTAAGTTGCATCCTCATTTTTTTCTTTGATAAGCGCAATAAGGTCAATCATCCCGTAACAAACCGAGTGGTCACATTCGCCGTTACTACGGTTGTCAAAGCACACCTTGTTCGCGGCCAGTGCGCTAATGCGTTCACGCTCTTGCTGTGCGCCCGTCCGTCTATCTTTTTGGCGTAGTGGTGACATTTTATTATTCACGCGAGTCCATTTCTTTTTGACCTTCAGTTTTGCATCGAGGGCAGGTGAAGTAGGCAGTGTAAGAGCGCTGACCAACGCACGAGGCGTTTACGTCTCCGCTAAATCCGCACATGTGGTTTCCGTCTTCTGGTGCACAGTAGTCGTTGCACTCGACACCTTCTGGGTGAGATGTCACTTCAACTTCACAGTATTCGATGTTTGTTTCTTCGTCCCACTCTGAGTCGTCCACCCAGTCAGGTTCGAGTCTTGGTTCTCCGTACATTATCTTTTGTCCTTTTCATATTTACTGCGGGGGTATGGGGCTAAACCCTAGACACTAGGGCAGTAGTCTACTTCGCGTGTGGCAGTCCAGTCACCCAGAATGCCTTCGGCTGGAACGGTGTGACCCCAAAATTTGTCGAAACGAGATTGAGTAACCGTTTTACCACAAGTGTCACACTTGGCAAACCACAAAGAATTGTCTTTGCGATATCCGTCTGCTGGGTTGAGGGCGGTGAAGTTTGAGCCAATGCCCTGCTCACGAATTTCTGTGAGTGTTTTTTCCATTGTATTTTGTCCTTTGTCTTGAATTGGTTTTACTTTACTACTTTTCTAACGAGAAGTCAACTTAAATTTTCTCTTTCGATAAGCGCAATAGCATTTTCTATGACCCAAACAGTTTTAGTGCCTGCCCTGGTTCCCGTAGATGAGGCGGTGTCGCTCATTTTGTTTAATATTGCGATAATGCGTTCACGCTCTTTACGAATTCCCTTGTCAACGCCATCTTCTTTGGCGCTCCTAGCGATAGCACCAACCGCCCCCTCCAAAAGTTCACGGCTGTGCGGGGGTATCAGACGCTCATAGTTTCCCTTACTCACGAGACGTACCCTTCAGTAAGATACTCAATTAGTTTGCTTAGACCCAATGCGGGGTCGTGGGCGTATTCCTTATGGACGTCGAGGACAGCCTCCAAAATGCGCTTGCCTTCTTGGGTGCGAACGTAGTCTGAGTACGCATTTATTTCATCGACGTCTGCTTCGGAGAATGCGTTGTTGAGTACGAGCATGTTGTGTTCAAACTTAATCATTTTTCTTCTCCCTTGAACTCAATGTCGGAGATAGCAAGTCGGATTCCGTCTGCCCGTAACTGACAGCCGTCGTCTTTGGCGCAGGATTCTAAATCTTTGATTCGTTCGTTGAGGGTAGTGATGATGCGTCTACGCTCTTGATTGCGAACATACTCTGCGGAGAAACTAATTTCTTCGGAGGCGGTGTTGTCGTCAACTGTCATGTTGTGTGGAAACTTAATCATTCTTCACTCTCAATCTTTTTTATAAGAGTTTCTGTGCCAATATACGGCTGAAGAAACTCTAACGCTGTCGGGCTACCTTTGACTATGGCGAGTATACGATTCCGCTCTTCTTCCGCGCCTTTACACTCAGGGCAGTAGTCTTCCTTTTCGTACCACCAGTCGTGCTTGGGGCAGTTGTTGTCCATAGTCATTTCAAAAGTTTACTGAAAATCTAAAAATTCTTCAATCTCACGCATGAGAATATTCTCTTGAAGTTTGTAAAATCGATTCTCTAAGTCTGTGACGTCTTTTCTAAGTTGCTCGACATCATTTTCTAATTGGTCCAGTTTGTCGTTAATCCAGTCGAAGTCACTCATTGCCCGACCATCGACCATAAAGATATGTCAGGAAAATGTACGTGACGGGCAGGGCACCAAAAATCAGCCAAGCAATATAGGAATCGTTTGCTCCAAACAAAAAGAATGCTAGAAGTCCTATAATGCTTAGTGCCACTAAATTTATGGTGACAAAAAGGAAAATTTTCACTTTTTTTCTTTCTTGCTAGGAATTAAATTAAACACAGCACTGTCCATTTCTAGTTACATACCCTCTTGCTCAAGTCCAATCGCTAAATCAATGCGGTCAAAGAGTTCGTCTTCGCTACCGTCGTTGGTGAAGATTCTGTCGAAGTCGTAGTTTTCGAGGTTAGATTCTGACGGGTGTCCATTTGCTGGGTGTCCGTTTGGTCTCTGAATGAGCCAGACTTCTCCACCTTTACGTCGGATTTCTTGCGCTTCGTTCCAGTAACGGACGTCGCTGATAACAAGTTTCCGTTCTCCAATGTTTTGGAGAAAAAGGCGGTTTACCCAGAAGTTGTCTCCCCAGAGTTGTCTTCCGACTTCGGTGCCAAATCTTTGAAGCAAGGGTCTTACGTCTGGACTGACTGTTTTGAGTTCTTCCCAGCCAAATGCGAATACGGCAATTTGTAGGGGCATTCGTGCGTTTTCGCGTGTTTGCGGATGCTTGACAGTAATGTCTGGGTTGAGTGCGATTAGCGCTTCTCTTATTCCGTCTGCGAAAGCGGCCTTTTTGTAGGAATAACGCATTGCAATATATTGGGCAACGGTGTCTTTTCCAGCGCGGGCGTACCCAGCAATACCAATAAGTTCGAGTGTCACTACTTTTCTCCTTTGAGGCTCAGTAAATAGATTACCTTAGGAACCTGCTCAACATAGTACGCCTCTCCAGACTCCAAAGCGTCTTTGACTCTCTGAGCGAATGGCTTGAGTTTTCCATTATACTTTGTTCGGATTGTCTTATCGTGGTACTTTTTTCCGTTCCACATAATGACTTTTCCCTTAGAGGTCATTCCGATTTTTTGGAAGTTTGTTGCTTGGTAGATAACTCCTTGGTGCCCGTAGTTGGGGTCAGCGTAGGAAACCACCTTCTTGACGTCAGTGTTCTTCTTTAGCCAGCGAAGCGTGTATCCAATGAAATAGGACTCAGCGTTGCGGGGTGTATCGTCAATCAGAACAAGACGGCGCAACTCAATAATGTCTAACTCTTCGTCTGCGTATTTCTTGTAAGCGTTCGCCATAGCAAGTTGCCCGTAGAGCATTGCGCCGATAAGTTCACCGTCGCGCTCAAGTTTGAAGCAGTACGTCGAGCGAACTCCGTTGATAGAAGCGGAGTAGTGGTGTTGCTCGATAAAAGCCCGTATGTCATTCCTGTCACACAGGCTGACAATGTAACTGCCGTCTTTCAGCATTTGTCATAAACCAATCTTTCTTAGAACATCTACTACTGGCACCAGCCTACCGATACTGGCGTTTGTGTGAAGCGTTGCGATTGGCTGGTGAACCACACGATAGTCAGTCTCTCTAAGTAGTTCCTTCAAGGCTTCAGTTTGTATCATTACAAACCCATTTTTATTTGGTCCAGCAAAGCACCAGTACTCAGCCTGTGTGATATTGATGCCAGACTCTCTTTTATCTAACGCACCGGGTTGCTTATACTGCCAAGTCTCAATGTAGAAGTTGCCAGTCTCCCAAGCACGATAGTCAGTCTTCACCTCGAACTTCTTTCCAGCCAAATCAGCCAAGAAAGTATTGAGTAAGTCTTCACCAATCTTTCCACGCTCTAAGTCTGTATCAAAGTGAGGTTGGTAATCATTTGTCATTTATCGCCCTGTCACAGCCACTTGACGATAGTCTCGCCAGTGAAGCCTTTCTCCCACACAAACCAAGCGTGGCACATAGTGGTTGCCCAAGGCTTTCCGTTTTCGTCTACTTCACTTCCGTTGTTGAATGTCGCCATACGTTTGGTGAAGACATAGATTACTTTTGGCGGGTTGTCTTTGTAGAACTGACGTCGCTTCTCTCCTTCGAGAAACTGTATCTTCATAAACATGGCCAACTTCCCACCGTCTCGAAGAACGGACAAACTCTTCTCAGCGAACTCTTTACCAAGCGAGTACGGGGGGTTGGTCACAATGTAGTCCCAAAGCGTATCGCTCTCATAGTTGAGGAAGTCAGCGACAATCACCCCAAGGTGACCACGGTCTACAATGTCAATGCTATGCATACGAGCGTCTGGAACCAACTCTTTGATTTTGTTAGAAATGTGCCCCTGACCGACGCAAGGCTCCAAGTAATCACCAACGTCGAAAGGTTCAGCCTCAAACAGCATTTCTACTGCCTTCGGGTTGGTGGCGTAAAAGTCGTTATCCACGCGTTCTCTCGTAACGCTTTTCCCAGCCAAAGCATACCCAGGTAATGATTTCATACCAATATTCTAACGTACGGGGCGGCTATTCCTAAAAGTTATATAATAATGTACTACTTTTGTACACGACCTGCCGTATAACCCTAAACCTAAGTTTATACAAAAGTACCCAGCAAATAGGTGAAAAAGTCTCGTGCCATACTAGTTATAGGGAGATACAAACTTTTATCAAAGGATTAAGTAAAATGACCTCAAACTCTTCTGCCGAGTACAAAATCGCAACAGACATGATTGTCTCACCAGACGAAGACATTATTGTCAAAGTTTCGGGGGCTATGTACAAGGACTCGATTAGCGAGCCGAACCGTTACGCCACAATGACTGACGTTGGTGCCTCGGCTCCAATTGCTTACACACCTGTTTGGTCTGGAACTGGTTTAACACAGTCTTCTAACCTTGCTACAGGAACCTACTTTGACTATGGTCAAATGGTTGTTGTGCAAATTACTGTTCCAATGACAAACGTTACCCATTTTGGCACTGGTGCTTACTCAGTCACTCTTCCAAAACAGTCAGCACTTCATGCAAACGGCTGGGGTGGGACTATTCACGACACAAGTTTAAGTAGGTATTACAGTATCAAGGGGCACCTAGAACCAGACAGTAACATTTGTAGCCTTTGGTTCATAAATCAGTCCAGCCAAGACCAAACATTTGCTGCAACCACTCCGTTTATTCTTGATACTACCGACCTGTTTCACATCAACTTTATTTATCAGGCTAAGGCGTCATAACCGCTGCCCAGTCGCATAGTAACTTAAATAGCCTCAGACAACCTGTTCTACAATAGATTTATGGCTGGTTTTATCGTACCCGAAGAGCATGACCTCGCTACGGCTCTTATTGAGATTGCTGAAAAGCACGGGAAGTTCAACGAGGACTCGACTGGTATTTGGGCTGGATATAAGTCCCCAGAAGATAACCAGTACAAGGCTATTGGCGTTAAGTGCGGAAACTGCGTCTTATATAGAGGTGGCACCGAGTGCGCGATTATCGCACTGCCCGTAGAGCCAGAAGGTAAGTGTCGCTTCGCTGTTATTCCTGACGGAGTAGTTGACACTGGTTACGCTGAGCCCGGAATGGATGAAGACGTTAGCGTAGAGAACTATTTTGTAGAACAAGAAGAAGATATCCCACCTCACATTAGGGATGTCGTAAAAGAAGTGCGACCTAACGATATTCGTGTCATCGACATTGACAGTCTTGTTCCTACGCAAAAGACCGTGAATATGCGTCGTGTTGGTGACGTACAAGAAAAGCCGAAACCCATCAAGGTTTGGGAACGAGACGGAAAACTTTACTTGGTCGACGGACACCACAGAACCGTGTCAAATCTCGCTAGGGGCAAAGAAGATATTGTCGCCAAGGTCTACTCTATGGATGTTCCTTTTTCTACGGAAAATGCACTAACTTCTGCTGGTAAAGGTCCTTGCTGGGACGGCTACAAGCAAGTTGGTATGAAAGAAAAAAACGGCAAGATGGTGCCCAACTGCGTTCCAGACAACGAAGCGTCTGTAACTGCTACCGCAGGCACAAAGCGTGCGCCCAAGAAAGACCGAATCAAAGGTTCAAAGAAGAACAAAAAAGGTTCGGCGTCTACGGGGGCTGGCGTAACTTTCAGCGCTTCTGTCACTAAGTCTTTGGAGAAAAAAGTAGAAGACCACAACGCCAAAGCCAAGAACGGACGCAAGGTAACCCTGCGTATGCTTAAGGCTGTTTACCGTCGTGGCGCTGGAGCGTTCTCGTCCAGCCACCGTCCAGACCAAAACCGTAACTCGTGGTCAATGGCTCGCGTCAATGCGTTCCTCAAGTTGGTCAAGTCGGGTAAGCCCAACAATTCCAAGTACGTTCAGGACAATGACTTGCTCCCCAAAATGCACCCACGTCATTCGGAAGCGTCAACAATGTCACCGCTTATGGCTTCGCTTGTCGCCGCCCTCAATGAAGAAGAGTGCCCGCCCGCAACGCAAGACATCGAACTCAACCTCAAGAACCGTCAGAACGCAATTGACAATGTTGGCTACGGTCCCCTGAATCCAAAAGAACCCAACGATGAGTTCTGGCAGGAAAAGGCTGACAAATGGAAGACGTCGCCTGAGGAGGCAAAGAAGAGCGTTTGTGGGAACTGCGTATTCTTTGTTCGTACTCCAGAAATGCTTGAGTGTATCTCTACGGGTATTGAGCAGGGTGGCTCTTCCGTTGACGACGCTGATGCTTCAATTGACCAAGCAGAACTTGGTTACTGCGAAGCCCTCGACTTCAAATGCGCTGCGTCGCGTACTTGTAATGCGTGGGCTGTCGGTGGTCCTATTACTTAGTCTTACTTTTTTCTGTAGACGTTTTGTATGAGTTCTTGAACTAGACCGACAAAAATAAACAGACCGACAGCAACGATTATGGCAATGACGCCATATCCAAATAGTAATGCCGCAAAATAAATCATTACCCAAGGCATACCGTCCACGATTTCTCCAATCGATTAGTTAGATGGACTTCTTCTACGCTCTTTATAGCACAGGGGGCAGTAACTCCCCCTGAACCATATGCGGTGCTTCCTACACGGATACCCGTATTTTCTCACGCCGCTTCTTCTTTCTTGTCTCTCTGCTTTTGTTTGTACTCGACAGCCAAGTTTTCGACGGTCTTATTCTTATAGTGTACCGTCTTTACTCTATCGGGTCTAAAACTTCTCCACGTCTCTCCGCCTTTGGTGCCACCCCAAACGTCGACCCACTCGGCTTCACCAGTTTTTACGTGTTTGATAAATCGGAAGCGTCCCCGCTCACCAGAAATCTTTAGTTCTGTTCCAGGAGAAACGTTTCGTCCGTTGATTTGGATTTCAGTAGTGACTACCCAAGCGTCATCTAAACGTGGGGTGTTTATTTTATTCTTTCTCACCATGAAAAGTAAGATAGCATATATTTTTGAATAGTATAAAGAACCGCCCCCCACATTTCATTTGAATACGTGAGGGGCGGAGTCTTTTATTCTACTACTGGCATGAGTCGCACTGAAGCAGGTCCATTGGGTCCATTGGCACCGAGTAGCCGTCTACCTTATCGTTATCCATGTTTTGTTTCGCTTTCTTTGTTTGTTTCTAGACTTATTTTTTTCTGCAACATTCGCCGTTACAGTCGTCGCAACCGCGCATTAGTTTTTCCCGTTCACTTCATAAGACGTGTTGGTTGACTCAAAGAAGTTGACCAACTGCAAGGTGTCATTAGCCGTAGCCATCCACTTTGCGGGGTTGCTGACGTTGTAGTGGGGGGCGAAGCCAAGTTCCTCAAGACGACGGTCAGCCATGTACTTCGTGTACGTGCTGATGTACTCGTGGTTGAGTCCAAGGATTCCGTTGGGAAGCATAGCCTTGTTGTATTCAACTTCCATGTCCACAGCGTCAAGAATCATTTGCTTGACTTCAGCGACAAACTCGTCGGTGACAATCTCAGGGTTCTCTTCAAGAATGGTCAGGATGAGGTTGATTCCGAACTTGAGGTGGAGCGACTCGTCGCGAACAATCCAGTCCACGAGCGAACCGAAGTTACGCAGAAGATTGCGCTGACGGAACGACAGGGCGACCATAAAGCCCGTGTAGAACCAGATACCTTCCATGATTACCGAATAAGCAATCAGGTTACGCAGGAAGTCCTGCTTTCCTTCAACCGTAGTAATGTCGAGACGCTCGTCAGACATACGCTTGATGTACTTAACTTCAAATGCTTCCTTGTTGGCGATTGCTGGGTGCTCGACGTGCTGAGCATAAATGGTGTCGCGGTCAACGGGGAACGTCTCAAGGACGTACTCGAACGACATGCAGTGGTTCGCTTCTTCCCACATCTGCTTCGCAAGGTAGAGATGCGTCTCCGCTGCGTTCAGGTACGGGTAGACGCCAAACGCCAGTGCCTTGTTGACAATCAGTTCCGAGGGGTTGAAGAACGACATGAGAAACGTAATTGCGTGCTGCTCTTCGTCCGTCATTTTTTTGAAGTCGGCAATGTCTTCACCCAACTGAATCTCGTTGGGGAACCAAGTATTGGCTACTGCTTGGTTATAAAGGTCCATCGCCCACTGATATCGGATTGGTTTGAGAAGCAATCCGTCTTGAATTCCCGTTCCTAGAATTGGCATAGTTTTAGTAGTCTTTCTCTCTTGATAGTGGCTTGAAAATTGGTTGGATTTCTAGTGTACCCGAAGTTGTAAACCCCAAGTTTGGCGTTACAATGGTGGTTATGGATGAAGAAAAAACAACCTCTCTCCCTTGGGAACCTTTGAGCAAGGCAGAGCCAGTAAACCCGCCCCCAGCACCCGAAAAAGGTCTGGCTAACATCGTTCAGGAAGGTTTTTTTGACGTTTCAAAGAGCGTCACTCCTTCGGAAGAACGCACCGTAGACGAAAAAACTGAATCGAAAATTTCTGGCAACAGAATTGACCCAGACTCTCGCGGGGTACTTCTTCTCGCAGTGTCTTTGGTAATGATTCTGATGATTTCATCGTTCGTCGTTTCGTTCTTCGGGATTTGGGGAATTGCCGCTGAAACCACAAATATCCCCCAGCCCATTACGTGGATTCCCGCACTGTTCCTTGACGCGGCAATCCTTGCTTACACAATTAGTTACTTTGTGTTCCAGTCTCGTGGTGAACCAGTGTGGCGAACAAGATTAGCGTTGTGGACTTTTGCACTTTTGTCTGTCGCTGCTAACATCGCACACACTATCCAAATCTTTACGCCTGAAACCTCTCTTATAAATATCATAGTTGGAATTGGAATTACGGCATCGGCACCTGTCGCTGTTGTCCTTGCTTCGGAAGAAGTCGCTCGTCTTGCCTTCAAAAAGCCACGCACTAAATAAGTAGAAACAAAAAAGCCCCTCGCTCACGCGGGGGGCTTTTTCGTGTGTAGTTTGGGTGTCTTGGAGACCCACTCCCTCAGAGGCTGGGGCGTCCACGCCTACACTACGCCGAGCGAATGCTTGGGATTTGAACCCAGACCTCTGACTTGGAAAGCCAGTGTTCTACCTAATGAACTTCATCCGCATGAGGGCTTACGAGATTCGAACTCGTTCCGATATTAGTCGGCTCCTTTAGCCCTACCACTGCTCTATTTACTTTTACTAAGTATCGCTGTACCTAGTAAATCAACCATAATCATTAAACACTGACTTGTCAAATTGACTCGCGAGGTCAAAACTTTCCGCTACCACAGTTGGTCAGGGGACGATGCTAACGGCATACACCATTGGCAAGCAGATACTGTATTTATTACTATAATATGTAACCCATTTTCATGGGTTGGCGTAGCCCCTCCACACTGCTAATCAAATAGGAATGCTTCGGGGCATAGCCGTGGACGTGGCGAGATTCGAACTCGCGTCCAACCACATTTCCACTGTTCTTCTACACGCTTAGGTAGTTTGTTTTGTATGTTCGGTGATTGACCTACCAGACACCGATTCAGACTCAATTTAAATATGTCGGCTTGAGCCATTAGCCGTACTGCTTTGGTGTCCTATTTATCTGAAACCCGACTGCCCACTTAGGACTAGTGCTTTGTCGGGGGCTACTGACTACTTATTACTAAGCAGCGAGAGCGAATGCGGAACGAGTCTTAGCATTTATTTTTGTTGACGGGTTCAAGAGATACCGTCATCTCTGCGTGCTTCACCAGATTTAATGTGACTGTCGATACCAGTCACGCCCTAGTTGTTTCTCTATGTAGTTTTATTTACGAGGCGACGCTTCTCAACGTCGAACTCTTTGGGGCGACTCTTGTTTGCCTTACCGTTCTGACGGTCAGAGTTACTTCCCTTAGCGGGTTTCTGCCCGCCACCTTTTCCTTTTGCCATAAAAATATGTTACCACAACAGAAATAGACTTGCATATCTAATAGAAGTGTGGGTATAATCAGGTATAACGTTCTTCGGAGCACAAATGACGCAAGGAATAAAAAAATGAAAGACACACAACTCGTAGAAAAATACGCACCAATTTTGCGTGAACTCCTTCCCCTCGCTCGCAGGGCATACGGTTCGCGCAATACCGCCTCACCGCAGCACGACGCTTCTCGCGAATACACTCGCTTGCTTGTCGAGTACTACAACTTTGGCGGAAGCCTCATTGATATTTCAAAAGCCGTTGGGGTTACCTATGCTGGAGTACGTCGGCGCGTTACGACTGTTGACATTCTTCCGACTAAGAAGCGTGTCCGTAGCAAGGCAACTCCTGAGCAAGTAGAAGAAGCGGCTAAGCGAATTCTTGTAATCAAGAACAACGGTTCTGTCGAGGAGTACCACGAGGCACTTCGCCACGAGTATGAGGACAACGGAATTTCGCTGAACAAAATTGCCAAGGCAATCGGTCTTAGTTCTTCAAACCCTTTGTACTACGGAGTTGCTCGAACCAAAATGGCAAAGTAGTAAGCAAAAAAGAAACCCCTCGGCGCAAGCCAAGGGGTTCTTTTTTTATTTATTAGTAGTCAGAATTGCTTGCCTTGTTTTTTGCAACTTCAGCCTCGGCAGAGGAAGCAAACGCAGTGTTGATTTCATCTGTATCAAGTACTCCGTCTACCACGTATGCACGTGAGAGCGACTCGGCAACTTCCATGACACCGACAAATGCGGCGACAAGGGCTGACTGCCAGAGTTCAACACCCGCAATCGAACCAGCAGCAAGAACACCACTGACCTTGAGGATAATGAGTGCGATAGTGCGTTTGAGAATAGTTTTCGTGATTTCCAATTTTTTCTCCCTTGGGATATGAGGACGTAACGGCCCTCTCCCAAGCGCACTACTATTTTATCAAATATTTCGATACGTGATGCGATTTCTATAGAGTGACCGTCTCATAGATTTTCTTTGGATTTCGGTAGTGCCTCCCCAAATCCCGCTCTCTCTAGGATTTGCTAAAGCGTAGGCCAAGCAACGTTCTTTGTAGGGGCAGACAGCACACAGTTCTTTTGCTTGGCTTTCCATTTTGTACGCGGCTGCTTTAACTTTCCCGTTTTCGTCGGGCGGATTCTCTTGCGGAAAAAAAGCGTCAGGGTAAGACTCTGAGCAGGGGGGCGCTCCGAACTCGGTAAAATCTGGGTAGTCTTCGGGAAAAACATCTCTAATTTCCATTGATATTTATGTCTTTCTCTGCTTTGAGTTCGGTCTTGGGGACAGTCTATGTGAAAGCAGCGGCAATACAAAATTACGAGTAAGAGATAAAAAGTGCGTTCGCTATTTCTTTACAGTCCACACAAATTTCAAGCCCGTCTGGGTTTTTTGACGGAATAAAAACTTTCCCGCAGATTGCTTCAATCGGCATACCCATTACGTAGGCTTCAGTTACTTTGGCGGCGTCGGCAATGTGGGCAACGGGTGGCTCGGCATTTCCTGTATCGACGTCTACGGTTGGTCGTTCAAGAGTGTCTAGCCCAGTCATAAGTAAATTCTACCTATATAATCTAGTTATGAAGTCAGAAGCGGTAAGTCCCGACTATGAAATAACTGAACAGGTCCTCTGCGATGCTTGCTCCGCGCAAGCGTATGTCTATGCCCAATTTGAGTCTGGCGAACTTCTCTTTTGTCTTCATCATTGGAATGAGCACAAAACTAAAATTGAAGAAACTGTCTTGAAAGTGGTCAATAATTCAGAACGTTTATTGGCTAGGTAGATAGAATTTAAAAATCAGCGTTTCGACGCTTTATTTAGTGCGCTTTCTATCGGTTATCGGCATTTATTGTAAAATAGATACATACTCTCCTTACTTTGAACCGAGGCGCACATGTCCTGCTCTGTTGCTGGCGTATACAACATCACCTGTAATCAAGGTGCTACTTTTCAGCGCACAATTACGTGGACTGATTCGGCACGAGACCCAATCAACCTAACCAGTTATACGGCACGTATGCATGTTCGTACTCTGGCGAACGCAAACACTACGGTTTTAGAACTAACGACAGAAAACTCTCGAATTGCTTTGGGTGGCACGGCTGGAACTGTAGCCCTAACCGTCGCTGCTAATACAACTGCTAATCTAACGCCCGCACTGTACGTTTACGACTTAGAAGTCGTCTCTGCTGGAGGAGTTGTCACTCGACTCATTGAAGGTAACTTCAATGTCAAAGCCGAGGTGACGCGATAGTGGCGATTGAGTTCGAAGACCAAGCCCCAAGGGTAACGGTAAACCCACGGGACACTAATAAAATTATTGTCCAAGAGGTAAAGAACGAAGTAAAGATTTCTTCTTCTGGTCCTCAAGGTGCGATAGGTCCGACAGGTCCTACTGGCGCAAGAGGTACAGATGGTTTTCTCGGTGGGACTGGTCCTACAGGAGCAACTGGCCCTACGGGTCCAACGGGTCCAACAGGAGCAGCGTCAACAGTTACAGGTCCGACAGGTGCCACAGGTCCTACAGGTCCTACAGGTCAGACAGGTGCCGCTTCTACTGTTACGGGTCCTACGGGCGCAACTGGTCCAACTGGAGCCTCTGGCACAGCGGGAACTTCTGGTGCGACAGGTCCAACGGGGGCAGTAGGTCCTACTGGTCCTACTGGACCAACGGGTGCTCAGGGAGTTGCAGGTCCGACTGGCGCAACAGGTTCTACGGGGGCGGCGTCAACTGTTACAGGACCGACTGGACCAACTGGCGCTCAAGGTGTAACGGGAGCGACAGGTCCAACAGGCGCTACGGGGGCAACGGGCGCACAAGGTATTCAAGGACCTACGGGTACCCAAGGAACACAAGGCATTCAAGGTGCGACTGGTCCTACTGGACCTACAGGTGCTATTGGTGCGACTGGACCAACAGGTGCTTTAGGGCCGACTGGTGCTAATGGTGACAGTTTTCAATTCCGAGGTCCTTATGGTGGACCAGAAATTATCTACAACCTTAACGATGTAGTCACATACAACGGCTCTTCGTACATTTGTCTGAACGACAACACCAGTGGCTATCAACCAGACTCACTAATATCTTGGGATATTTTTGTAGAAAAAGGTGCAACTGGTCCGACTGGCGCAACAGGTTCACAGGGACCGACTGGTTCTACTGGACTAACTGGTCCAACTGGACCCACTGGTGCAACAGGCGCATCCTCTACTGTTACAGGACCTACTGGCGCACAAGGACCAACAGGTTCTGCTGGCGCAACTGGACCGACGGGTGCGACTGGGGCACAGGGAACTCAAGGACCAACTGGACCAACAGGTGGTCAGGGTATCCAAGGACCAACAGGCGCTGCTGGGGAAGTAGGTTCTACAGGTCCCACTGGTTCCCAAGGTATTCAAGGACCAACAGGTCCAACAGGTGCTCAAGGAATTCAAGGTGTTACTGGACCCACTGGTTCCCAAGGTATTCAAGGTTTCACAGGACCAACTGGGTCTACAGGTTTGACGGGTGCTACAGGTCCGACTGGTGCAACAGGTTTACAGGGTATTCAAGGTGTTACGGGTCCGACTGGTTCTCAAGGAGTAGCAGGAGACACAGGACCGACAGGTGCCCAAGGCGCAACTGGAGCGACTGGACCTACGGGAGCACAAGGGATTCAAGGTGCGACTGGTAATACGGGAGACATTGGACCTACTGGACCTACTGGACCTACTGGTTCTCAAGGTGTGACTGGACCAACAGGAGCACAAGGTGCAACGGGTCCAACAGGTGCTCAAGGAATTCAAGGTGTCACAGGACCCACAGGTGCAACTGGATTAACTGGTGATACTGGACCGATTGGACCTACGGGAGCAACTGGAGCGCAAGGAGCGACTGGTGCGACAGGACCAACTGGAGCGCAAGGTGACCAAGGAATTCAAGGACCTACTGGACCAACAGGAGCACAAGGCATTCAAGGTGCGACTGGTCCTACTGGTTCGCAAGGAATTCAGGGAATTCAGGGCGTAACTGGTCCGACAGGTGCTCAGGGTATAGAAGGTGCCACAGGACCTACAGGACCAACAGGACCAACTGGTTCGCAGGGTATTCAAGGACCTACGGGACCGACAGGAGCGACAGGATTACAAGGAACTATTGGTAGTACTGGACCCACTGGCGCAACTGGTTCAGCGGGAACCACTGGGGCAGACGGCGCAACTGGTCCAACTGGTCCAACTGGACCTACAGGTCCAACAGGTGCTACGGGAGCAGCGTCCACAGTTACAGGTCCGACTGGTCCAACGGGGGCGACAGGTGACCCAAGTACGGTAACAGGTCCAACTGGACCAACAGGTGCAACTGGAAGCCCAAGTACGGTAACTGGTCCAACAGGACCAACTGGAGCCACGGGCGCTGACAGTACGGTAACTGGTCCCACTGGTCCCACAGGAGCAACAGGTGGCGCTTCAACAGTTACTGGTCCCACAGGACCCACGGGTGCTACTGGAGCAGCCTCAACAGTTACTGGACCAACAGGCGCGACTGGCCCTACAGGGTCGACTGGCCCTACGGGCGCAATTACCTCGACTATTGAACTAAGGCTATCCGTCTCTTCAGGTACATCAGTCGACCTTACTGGCGCACCTGCAATTGTGTACGCTGTCCTCGCTGGCGGTGGTGGCGGCGGCGGTGGTACTAACGCTTCGACTGCCGTAGCAGGTGGAGGTGGCGGGGCAGGTGCCGTGGTCGCGGGCTGGGTTCCCGCAGTAAATACGGTTACTCTAGGCGCAGGAGGCGCAGGAGGAGTCGCTGCCGTCGGAGGCACTGGCGGAACTTCTTACTATTCTGGACTGGTCGCTTTTGGTGGTGCAGGCGGTGGATTTAGCACCACCGTTGGGACGTCTGGCTCGAACGGGTCAGCCGCTGGAGGAGGGGCAGGGACAACCACCACCTTTTCTGCAGGAGGAGCGTCCAGCGCAATTGGCTACAACGTCGGAGGAGCGGGCGGAACTGGAGTTTTCGCAGCCACCGCAGTTGGTGTAGATGGCGAGGCGGGAAGTTCTGGTGGCGGAGGCGGGGCAGCCGTTACCTCTAGCGTTTCGACTGGAACGTCTGACGGAGGTTTCGGCGGAAACGGTTTGGCAGGGGGAGGCGGAGGTGGAGCCTACAACACAAACGCTTCTAACTCTGGCAACGCAGACGGCGGAAACGGTGGTGCCAGTTTTAGGTTTAGTGGCGGAGTCGTTTCAGTGTCTTCCTCTGCTACTGGATTGAAAGGGGCTTCTGGGGCAGGTGGGGCGGGAATCGCAACCACTGGCGGTGGCGGGTCAAACGGAACCTCTGGGACAGGAAGCACCGCACGCACAGGAGGCGCAGGCGGTGCAGGTGGTGGCGGTGGTGGCGGTGCCGCTGGACTGTCGGCCACTGGTGGCGCTGGAGGCGTCGGAGCGCTCCTCCTCTACTGGTAGGAGTAGCAGACTGTGTATGGAAATTTTTTAGTCCCTGAGGGCATGACGCTACGGCACACGATTTCGAGTACAACCCACGCACCGGGAATTACACACATTCTTAGTCTCACTGGCGCTCCCGCGTTTGTCTTTGCCATTGTCATTGGCGGGGGTGGCGCGGGCGGAGGGGGCAACGCGGGAGATAGGTCTTGCGGTGGCGGAGGCGGAGGGGCCATATCGTACGGCCTTGTTCCTGCGGCAACCAGAGTTGAGATTGGTGCTGGGGGAGTCGGCGTAATTGACGCTGATGGTGGAGACGGGGGGCATTCTTCTTACTCGTCGCTGTACGCCGCAGGAGGAATTGGCGGAGGTCGAGCCGCTCCCGCATCCGTTTCGAAGTACGGGGCAGGAGCCGGGGGCGCTGGAAAAAATTCCTCTGCTGGTACCACCGCTGGGGGTGCGGGAAGCGTTCTCTGGCTCAACATCGGGGGAGCGGGCGGAGAGGGGGTCGCAAACGACAGCGCCGCGATTATCGGAGGCGCTGGGGGCTCTGGCTCTGCTGGTGGCGGGGGTGGTGGCCACAGCAACACCTCGACTACTGGGGCAAACGAGTGTACTGGGGGTGGCGGAGGAGACGGCTGGACAGGTGGTGGCGGTGGCTCCGCAACCTCTCAGGACGCGAATCAGACGGGGACAAACACGGGGGGAGCAGGAGGTGACTCTTACGCTGGATACGCGGGGGGTAGTGGCGGGGGTCGAACATCAACCACTACTAGTCGAACCGCTACTGGCGGAGGCGGGGCAGGTTTCTTGGGAAACGGCACTAATGGTGATGGTGCGGCCGCGAGCAACGGAGCCAACGGCGGAGCAGGTGGCAACGGTGGTGGCGGTGGCGGCGGGGCTGGCGGAGTATCTTCAACTGGCGGAGCAGGCGGAGATGGATGTGTTTTAATCTATTACTAAAGAAAGAAATATAAATGAACGTATATGCAGTAGTCAACCCATTACGAGGTCGCGTGGCAAACATTATTATTGCCGACAGCCTAGAACAAGCACGCGCTGTAATGAGCAACGTGGTCGAGGTCACGGAACTGACTGGCCAAGCAAGAATTGGTGATTGGTGGGACGGAACATCCTTTATGGAGAACCCGCCTGAAGACCCCGAAGAATTAGTGCTTTAATTCGCACGCCTTTGCTAAAGACGGAACAACAAACATTTTTTCGCAAACCGAACAGCGGTAGGGATTCTGTGAAGTTATCATCACTTAATTTTCCCACAATCAGTGTTACCCTATTTATATGTGGAATGACTTAGAACGCTCAGACGTACCACTGACGTCCACCATTGAAATGGATGAAATAACGGCAGAACTTATTCGCCCGTTTGATTACGATTCCAGTGGCACAGAATCTTTCTACCCATACGTTCTGCCTAAAGATTTGCCGTCCTATTGGGGTATCGGTGTAATCGTAGGGGCGTCTGGAACTGGTAAATCAAAGTTACTTGCCCAGTTCGACGGAGAACTTGAGCCACGACCAGAGTGGGACAACTCTTGTTCCATTGCGTCACACTTCGACGACCCTATTGACGCGAGCGAGAAACTTTCTGCCGCTGGACTTATGTCTGTTCCAGAATGGGTAAAGCCGTACAACGTTCTCTCCAACGGTCAACAGTTTCGGGCAGACCTTGCTCGCTCGCTATACAACTGCGCCCGTATTGACGAGTTTACGTCTGTGATTGATAGGAACGTCGCCAAGGCTGCGTCGTCTTCCATGGCACGATATGTTCGTAAAAACGGTATCGAGGGAATTGTTCTTGCTACGTGCCACCGAGACATTCTTGAATACTTGGAGCCAGATTGGGTCATTGACACTGACCGTGGCCAATGGACGTCTGGGAGGTGGCTTCATCGACCAGACTTGGTACTCGACATCTATCCGTGCTCAAACGAGATTTGGAGCCACTTCGCTCAACATCACTATCTCTCCGAGTCGCTCAACAAATCAGCACGGTGCTACGTGGCACTCTGGGAAAACCAAGTCGTAGGTTTTGTTGCCACTCTTGCGTATCCGTCGGGAACTGTAAAAGAAGCGTACCGAGAGCACCGACTCGTTATCCACCCCGACTACCAAGGTCTTGGTATGGGACCTAGATTGTCGGAAGCAGTAGCCAAACATTACGTTGATAACGGTAAGCGTTACTTCTCAAAAACCAGCCACCCACGTTTAGGCGAATACCGTGACCAGTCAGTATTCTGGAAACCGACGTCGAAGAATCATATGAAGCGTAACGACGGTCTTAATATTGACGGACGCAACAGGTGGTCGATTGACCCTAACCGTTGGTCATACTCTCACGAATACGTCGGCGTGTCAAAATAGGCATATATGTATCAAAATATGTGGTACAGTATGAATATAAGTTGTTAGCCGAATTCCCGTTCTCTAACTCCTTTCTTTGTTAGTTGGTTGGGAACCCCCCGTAGAAATGCGGGGGGTTTTCTTTTATAGCCATCCGCCAAGTCTTATAGACTTAATCCTAAAGTTATACGCCATTTTGACGCGTAGCCAGTGTACAAAAACAGTACATTATTATATAACTTTGGAGGAGAGACTTGGCTAAGCCACCAATCAATCCTCCTACTATGGGTGACTTAGGGGGTGAGACAAGGCAGATAAGAAGACTAATTAGTAAAGATAATACTAATTGGTCAGCCTTCAACCCCTCTATTGCTTACTCCGATAAAGACGGATACTTATGCTTAATTCGTTCTGCTAATTACTATTACAACGACTTAGGGCACGCAACTCTTACCACCGAAAACACAGTTCGTAACAAAATGTACATCGCTAGGTTAGATAAAAATTTAGACATAGCCACTTTGACACAAATAAAGTATCTAGACGGTCCTACTCAAAAACGTGGGTCAGAAGACGGAAGACTTTTTCAAAGAAACGGTTACTGGCTTTTCCATGCAGTTATGCGTGAAGAGCACACTATTAATCCTAGATTGGCTCTGTATCAATTAGACATTTACAGCGGTACGGCAATATTTGTTAGAAAATACGAATCAGATGAGTACCAGTCGGTAGAGAAAAACTGGATGGCTCCGTCTAAGTATCACAATGATAACTTTGAGTTTATTTACAATATGAACTCCGTAGTAAAAAGAGAAGGCTCGCTACTAAAGGTACGTGGGGACTTTAGTAATTTAAAAGAACTTCGTGGTGGTTCGAGTCTTCTAGAACTTGAAGACGGTAACTATTTGGCTATCGGGCACTACGCTTACAGCACCCCCATTCAAGGTTTTTCTCCTGAAAGATTTAGCCACGTTCGTTCCTCCCTTAGGCAGTACACCCACGCTTTTATAAAGTTTAATCAAATAGGTCAAGTAACCCACGTAAGCAAAGAGTTTATTTTTGATGAACTACAAATAGAGTTTGCCTGCGGTATCGAAAACTATGAAGATAAATTTGTTATCTCATACGGGGCAAGAGACCTAACTTCTAACCTAGCATTTATTGACCAATCAAAAGTTTTTGACCTATTGAAGCCAATTTAAGGATAAAAATGCCCGAAGGAAAAGCACTATTATATGCACGAGTATCGACTCAACTTCAAGTAAATGATGGGGTATCGCTTGACGTACAAGAACGCCAACTAAATTCTGCGGCAGAGGTTGCTGGCTACACAGATTTAGAACTAGTGCGTGAGGAGGGTCGTTCGGGTAAGAACATTTCTGGTCGCCCAGCCCTGACGGAGACTCTTCGGCGTCTAGATAAAGGCGAAGCCCACGCGCTGTTTGTTACCCGCATTGACCGACTTGCCCGCTCAACCAAAGACTTCCTAAACATTATTGACCGAGCAAATGCCAATGGGTGGAGGCTCGTAATGCTGGACTTGAACCTAGACACAGCAACATATCAAGGGAGGTTTGTCGTCACAATTATGAGTGCCCTCGCTGAAATGGAGCGAGGGATTATTGCTGAACGCCAGAAAGACGTACATAAAGATAGGCGCTCTCGCGGAATTAAGTGGGGAGTAGACATTGGTCCAATGAACAAAACCCCCGACGATATTCGTCAGCGAGTTGTCGCTGAAAGAAATTCGGGGGCTTCGTACCGTAAGATTGCTGACGGACTAAACCGAGATGCTATTTCTTCGCAGAACGGCGGGGCTTGGTACCCGACGACGGTAAAGAATCTTCTGGCTGCAATTCAGAAGGAACTGGAACATTTACCTGATTCTGAATCTCAAGCGTAGCGAGAAGATTGCCCGAAAAATTGTAATCACCTGAGTGAGAAATTCTTACCCAAGGTGCGGCGTAAACCTGATTGCCAAGGCTTCTCCACATATCGCAAAAAGCATAATCTTCTGAAAGAAGAACGCTCTCTGGTTCTGGAGTAATGAATGTGGTGAAGTACTCCGTAATTTCTTCTCCCATAGCAATGTCTTGGCTGGGGGAATTGTTTTTGTATGTCTTGCAGATTGTTTTTACTGCATCGAATACTCGTCGGTGGGCAAACATCATTCCCGTACCAATATCTCTAACAGGGAATGCTTCGTCACCTTTGAATGTCACGTTCTCTGGCAAGAAGTTCACAGCAAAGTTTCCAGAATATGCCTCAAGATTTTCTTTACCAGCAAGAGCGGCCTTACGAACATTTTCCCAGTGAATTGACTTCATGGGGTACGGCGCACCAATTAAATCTTTGCCTGAGTGCACCATTTTTACAATGTCGTCTGAATTGAAACCGTGGTCTCCGTCAATAAAAAGCAAAGCATCGGCGTCCGATTTGATAAACATATGAGCCAACGTATTGCGTGCTCTAGTGATTAGACTCTCGTTGGTGATGGAGATGTGGTAGATGGAGTGTCCAGCAGCAGCAAGTTTTTGATTCAAATCAGAAAGACTGGCGACATAAACGCTTTTTGAAATACCACCGTACATCGGGGTAGCAATACAAATTTTCATTTTTCTCTCCGTATTTTAAGTGGATGGCTGAGCAGATAGTCCACCCAGCCACCCAGACCGCCGCTCTCCCACGGCTGACACTAGTAATTTACCACTTAAATTATAAATTAGAAGCGTGGCGCACGGGCAACATGGGAACTCCAGTCGACCTGAGTTTCAGTTGCATTAGGGACAGTTTTAAGGATAAATGACCTATTTAGTATCTCCCAAGTTTTACCCTGACCAATAAGATTTTCGCCACGTTCCGCCAGTTTTTTAGCAAAGTTGGGCTGGCTCAACGGCATCATTCCCATATCCTCTACCCAAGTCCTGTACACACTGTACAAGTCTTTGACGTAAACGCTGACCCCCTCGCGTTCCACGGTTTCTTCCGCAAGGAACATTCCGATACGGTCTTCATTCTTTCGATAGACCGAGGCTGCCTCTGAAACCGCAGTGCACCAACCAAGAGCATCGCGAGAGGACGAGCCAAGATATTTGATAGCACCCTCTACCGCCCAAGAAAGGACGGCAGGAAGTGCGCCTTCGGGGTCAAACAAGTAAGCCTTTAATTCTGGGTCAGCCTTTTCGGGAACGTGCGACCACGGGATGGGGCGGATACGTCGCCACATGGCCTCGTCGTTGATTTGCGGAAGGTGGTTTGTTGTGACCCACAACTTTGCTTGAGCCTTAAATGTAAACGGCTTCTCGCCAGGGGAACGAGCCGATATTTCGGAAGAACCAGTAAGTTTCTTGATTGAGTTTTCCTTGATGCGACCAGATTCAGGCAACTCGTCGACCCACACCATACGACGACCACGAAGTTCTGCCCAAGTGTATGTGTCAGCGCTATTCATGCCATTGTTGTCGGCAAGAATGTTTGAGTCCATAGGCCACGCATACTGGTTTGTATCTAGTGCTTTTACAATCGTTTCCACAAAGGTGTTTTTACCTGAACCCGGTGGACCGTAGACAAGAAACATAACGTCTTGGTTATTCAATCCAGTGAGCGTATATCCAACTGCTCGCTGAAGCCACTCTTGAAGTTCTTTATCTCCTCCAGTGGCAAAGTCAATGAACTGCTCCCAACGAGGGTTCCGCAGTCCCGCAGTGTAAGAGACAGCCGCACGCTTGGTGATATGAAGTTCAGGACGCCCACTAAGAAGTTCCCCCGTCTTGAGGTCAATTACTCCGTTGTAGACACCTAAAAGGTGGTCATCGCTGTCCCATTTATTGACGTCCGTAAAGGCTCGAAGGTCTGACTTAGAACTCTCTACCGCACCACGAATACGTCCGTTTGATTTTGCTTGTTGCGCCCACTTGATTACCTCGGACTGCTTATCAGCCTCTTCATAGTGACGAACCTCGGTTGCAATAATCGGAGCAAGCCTTTTAGAGAGTTCAAGAATTCCCAAGTCTTCGGCGTCGGGTCTCCAGTACTGACCGTCCCAAATAAACCAGCCAATACCCGGCGTGTATCGGATTGAGCCACCAAAAGTGTCCACCAATCGACGACCATTGCCAACGTCTGTTAAAGTACGTTTACCCGGAGTTCCACCTTCTGACTCAGAAATTGCGTCGGGGTCTTGGGGTACATCAATATTTCCAGAACTAAAAGCAGCGTGGGGAGAAAACCCACTTCTGGCTGCTTGGTTTATGTCGCCACCAATAGTTCCAGCGAGCATAGAGAAATCGTTGTTACTGTCATCTGGGTCAGAAGTATTTATTACTGTGTTGAAAGAGGTGGGGGTGGAAGGATTCTTTGTAGCGTTTGCCCATTCTTGGAGACCGGGAAACATTGTGAATCCGCCAACTGGATTTTCACCAACAAAATCCATTGCACGTCGGGTATGCATGAGTAGAGAGTTCGGACCCTCAAGTTCCATCGGAGGTCGGACTTTTTCATAGTTGAAACGCATCATCATCGTTTCAATCATCAAGCGCTTCTCTGGGGTCTCTACGCCAAACTTGTTGGATATCGCACAGGCAAGTTTGTAGATGCTGACGGCACGTTCACCTTCGTTGATTCCCTCTTCAAGCATTTTGGCAATATCAACACGCTCGCCACCAGCCTCAAGGTCAGAGAGCCAGTCCCAGTTACCCTCTCCGTGAGAGGTTCCACTTCGACGACCACCTTTTCGGAGTACGGAAAGAAGTCCGTCTGGTGCCTCGGCAACCTCAACTTCCCAAGGTGCTCGCCCCTCTACCCACTCGTAGTTTGTGCCAGAGAAGTGCCGACTGGGGGTGAGGAGAATGTATCCGTTGTGCTTGATGTCAATGCCCGGAAGATTAGAGGCATTGAGGTTTCCGACAAGTTTTTCGTTAGGCGAGCATTTGAAGAATAAGTGCCTACCGCGCACTGGACCAGAACTTGTGTTGTAAGAGCCAGTGTATTGCTCGCACGTTGCGGGGAGTTCGAACCCAAGAAGTTCAGTGAACTTGTCAAAGGACTCAAGACCGCCAGAGCGGGGGTCAATATCAATGACAAACATTTCACTCTTTTGGCATACAACTGCAATGTTGTTTTCAGGATTGTTCTGCCACCAGTTGTGGATTACAAGTTCGTCTGTTGTGGCGCGGTTATTCCAGTCGCCAATTGATGCGTGCTTACCTACGTCTTTGGGTTGATTGTGGGGTCCGTTACAGGTACACCGTCCACCGTCATTAATCCCGTAACACGGAAGGATGTACCACCCTTGCTCGGCGTACCACTTGGAGGCCTTCTGCAGTCGCTCCTCGTGGGGGGTTGTCATTTAATCTCCCGTAAAATTTCTTTATTGGTTGGTGTCCCAATCGTAGCACCGAACTCGTTAAAAACTCTGGAATGGCTCTAATTGATTGCTACTTTATCGAGTAAAATAATACAAACAGTAAAAGTCGGATACGACCTGAATAGAAATAAGACTACCTTATGCCTCAAGAATTAGTTTTGACACTCGCCGCAGTTATCACCGCAATTGGTGTAATTATTGGTGCCTTGGTTGCTATCTATCGAATTGCTCACCGAATAGGTGCCGCCATTGGTCTCGACAAAGACGGGCGAACCATCTCCGAGCGACTCGATAGAGTCGAGAATCAACTTTGGGAAAACGGGGGTTCTTCTCTGGCAGACAGAGTTAATACCATTGAAATGCACACGACAGCAACCGCAGCGAAGACCGAGATAATCGAAACAATTCTTACCTCTCAGTGGTGGGCAACCCCCACTTCTTCAAATGAGAAACCACAAGTGCCCGTAGTTTCACCAAGAAAGACACGCCAAAAAAAGATTTCTTAGTTTTTTGCTTATTTTTTAGGTACAATATATAAAACGACAGAGGAGTTTTAGAAATGTCCCTATCTGAAAAAATAAACTCAGCAAAGGTCGCAAAAAATAGGCTTTGTAAACTTGGCTCACTGCTTTCTGGAAAGTTAATGTCAGAAGCAGACAAAAAAGAACTCTTGTCAATTCTTTCTGTCGAAATTAATGACCCCGGCAGAGTGACAAATTCACTGATAACCAAAGTTCTCAACGACGAGGGCTATGAAATGGGAATTAGCACCGTTGAGCGACATAGGCTGGGACTATGTTGTTGCTTTAGGGGTAAAAAATAATGAGTCTATCTGAACGTTTTGAGAGACTTGTTAGTCCGGGTAAGTCTGGTTCCGATACACGCCAGACTCAAACCCCAGAGTCATGGCGTCCCCGAATGGAAATAGGTCCAGACGGGGGCTTTGTTATTTCGCCAGCAACTCAGGCTGGGAACACTCCGGGCGCTGAAGAAATTCTGCGAGAGCGTGGGCTAGACCCTGACGAGTGGACGGTAACCTCAGTTCGTAAGGGTTCGTGGCAACGGTATGACGGAGACTGGCTTGAATCAGTTCGCGTCAACGTTATCCCAGCACGAGGAATTATTGAGCGAGATTTTGACCTTGAGCAACTTGTTGACCACATTCAGAAGTGGCGTCCCGAAAAGGGCATCAAGGTTGCTACTGGCACTGGAGCGTATGCCCACGTTGGCGCTGACAAGCAACTCGGTAAAAAGACTGGTTCTGGCGGAACCGCCCAGACGGTAAAGCGTATCCACGAAGGAACTGAAAAAAGCCTTGCCAAATTTAAAGGACTCCAGAAGATGGGTTTGTCATTTGGGACAATTGTTCTCCCCGAACTTGGAGACCACGTTGAGGGAAACGTTTCTCAGAACGGACGTCTTCAAGGATTGGCATCGTCTGACCTTGGACAAACAGAGCAAGTTCGCGTCGCTCGCAGGACTCTTCTCAGCCAAGTAAAAGCCTTTGCTCCCTATGCAGAGCGACTGCTAATTCCCGTGGTCAACGGAAACCACGACGAAGTTACTCGTCAGGTGGCTGCTGACCCAGCAGACGGCTGGAACGTCGAGATTGCGTCAGCAGTACAAGACGCCTGTGCCGAAAACCCCGCACTCCAGCACGTCGAGTTTCGATTCCCCGCTTCTGGACACCAGACTTTGGCAGTCGACATTGACGGTTGCTTGCTTGGACTTTTTCACGGACACCAGTTTTCCCGCGACGTCGAGAAGTATCTCAACGGTCAGTCAATGGGGCAGACTGCAATTGGGGGAGCAGACCTTTGGATTAGTGGTCACTACCACCACTTTAAGTCTCAAGACGTAGGCTCCCGTTTGTGGATTCAGGCTCCCACGGTAGACCCAGGTTCCGATTGGTACCGTGACCGAACGGGTGCTTCGTCGCGCCCCGGCGTTCTGACACTAGTTCTCGGTGGTGACTACGACCCACGCGAGTTCCTTAGTGTAATTTTTGTGGGGTAACTTTGCCTACTATTTACACTGGTGGAACTTTTGACCTATTCCATAGCGGGCATGTAAATCTTCTTCGACGTTGCTCAGAATTGGGACACGTTGTGGTGTCCCTGAATACTGATGAGTTTATAGAAGGGTATAAGGGCAAACCCCCAGTGCTCTCATACCAAGAACGTGAGGCTGTTCTAAAGTCTTGTAAGTATGTAGACCAAGTTGTTCCGAACTTGGGCGGGTGCGATTCTAAAATTGCGATTGAACTCATCCAACCCGACTATATTGCCATTGGTTCCGATTGGGCAAAGAAGAACTACTACGAACAGATGGGTTTTGACCAAGACTGGCTCGACGCTCGCGGTATCGGTCTTGTGTATATCCCCTACACAAAAGGAGTATCTTCCACAAATATTAAAGGGAGAATATCAAAATGAGTAAAGCAATTGTAATTAGCACTTCCAGTGGTCGCTCTGATTGGGTCGAAATGTGTCTACAATCAATCACCACATCTATCCCAACAATTGTTGTGTCAACTGGTGGCTACGAGTTAGGAAAACTTAAATGGATTTATGAAAACACTTCTATAGAACGATTTGTGTTCATACAAGACAGCATTGTGGTTAGAGATAATTCTTTGCTTGAGAGTTTGTTTGACCTAAAAGGTTCAGTTTGTCTTATGGATGAGCCGTCGTGTTTTGGTTCTTATCTAGGCTTATACGAAAGAGAGGCACTAGAAAAAACTTTCATTCCAGACGTATTAGACAAAGAAGAATCTATTACGCAAGAAATAGCATGGACAAGAAACTATGTCCACTCTTGCGGCGGGCATAATTACATAAGACACCCAGAATTTATTAAACACAACATCGTGGAGACAGTTTGGCGTAATGGGCGCGTAAATAAACTTTATGTCAACCCGTTGTATGAAAAGTGGAAAGGTACGTGGCGTTGAAAGTAGCCATCTACACAATCTGCTTGAACGAAGAGAAGCATGTACAACGCTGGTATGAATCGGCAAAGGATGCCGATTACATTTTAATTGCCGATACTGGCTCGACAGATAGGACAGTTGAAATTGCAAAGAGTCTCGGAATCAATGTTGTCAATGTGTCTGTCTCTCCTTGGCGGTTTGACGATGCTCGTAATAGTGCTCTACACGCTCTCCCTGTTGACGTGGACTACTGCATTGCTTTGGACATGGATGAAGTCCTACTTCCTACTTGGAAAGACGCTCTCCTCAAAGCCCACGAAAATAAAGTAACTCGTCCTCGATACAAATACACGTGGTCGTGGAAATCCGAAGGCGTCCCAGACTTACAGTACGGTGGCGACAAAATACACAGTAGAAAAGGGTACAGGTGGAGACACCCCGTACACGAAGTAATTACTCCTTACGGCATAGAAGAAACCCAAGATTGGGTTGACTTAGAAATTCACCACCACCCAGACAATACAAAGTCTCGCGGTCAATACTTTCCCCTTCTTAAAATGGCAATTCAAGAAGACCCCGACGATGATAGAAACGCTTTCTACTACGCACGTGAACTTTTCTTTCACGGAATGAACCAAGAGGCTGCTCAAGAATTTAGAAGACATTTGTCCCTTCCGCGAGCGGGGTGGGCACCAGAAAGAGCCGCTTCACACAGATATATGTCTAAGTGTGAGCCAGAAAGGGTTGAAGAACACTTGAATAACGCAATTTCAGAATCAGAAAGACGCGAGCCACTCGTAGAGTTGGCTATGCACTACTACGAAAAGTCCGACTGGAATAACTGCTACGAAAAAGCCATTCGCGCTCTACAAATAAAAGAAAAACCGCTCGACTATCTTTGCGAAGATTTTGCGTGGGGGTATCTGCCCCACGATTTAGCGAGTATCTCTGCTTGGCACTTAGGAAAAAAAGACGAAGCCATAGAGCATGAGAAAAAAGCACTTGAGTTTGAGCCTAACGATAAAAGAATGCTTGAAAACTTTGCTTTTTTACTGAGGGACAGATACCCAGAACCAGTAACTGCAATAATTCCAACTAAAAGTAATATTGCTGGAACTCTTAAACTTTTGGAAAAACTGGAAACAGACCCTCAGGTAACTGAAATTATTGTAATTGCAGACGGCGATAATTCGCACGATAGATACAAAGATATTCTTGAAGGCAAGGCTAATGTCGTACTAGAAAAAGTACAACTTGGAGTTGGAATCCACGTTATGTGGAACATAGGCATTGACTATGCCATAAAGTCTGGCAACACCGCCGTATTTATCAACGACGACACCGTCCCAGTAGGAAGTGCTTCGGGCACTCTTGCCTCATTTTTAGAATATGACAAGTCTTTTGGGTTGGTCTGCCCAAAATACGACACTAGAAACTTTAAAGAACTTACCGTCGACACTACCTTAACCGCTATGGGGAGGACCGACGGAACAGGGGGTCTCGCTGGATTCTTTATGGCGCTCCACAAAGACTTGGTCCCCCAATGGCGTTTTGATGAAAAAATGAAATGGTGGTTTGGAGACGACGACGTTATTCAATGGACGTTGAGCATTGGTAAGAGAGTGTCAATCACTAACATTGCTAATTGCTATGGGAATGACTCAAAGACCACTAGAGAAGACCCGCCAAAAGACTTTGCTAAATTAGTAGCAGAAGATAAAAAAATTTTTAAAGAGAAATGGCCTGGAAAAGGACTCTAGTTATTTACTTTTTGTCTTACGCTCTTTTTTGTCAGCCCGCTCTGCGTGATAGGCATTTACAGCATTAGCGCTAGTTCGACTACGCCACTTGAATCCGCAATCGATACACTCGACCATTCGTGCGGTTTTCCATCTACCACCGTTAGGTAGGTCAATAATGTATGTTTTTAGTTTGCTAGTACGAGCAGAGCAATACCCACACTGGGGATAGCGACCTCTGCGATACTCGACACCATCAACATTGACGGATAGAGTCCGACGAATTTCATTCTCATCTTTACCACCCCAAATACCCCAAATCTCTCTACTCTCTAATGCAAACTTTATGCAGTCGCGTCTAACTGGACATTGGTAACATAGGTTCTTGGCTTTGTTCTTATCCTCTGGGTTTTCGGAGAAGCACCAATTTGCCATGTCTTTTGAATACTCTGGTTTAGCGCATAGACCAAACTCTTGGTAACTCATATCTTTGTATTTTTCAATGTCCGAGTCAGACATAGACATCAACTAACGTAATAAAAAATACATTTTCAACTAACTCACCGTGTAGTGTCATTCCATCTTTATCGCAGATTGTTAGGTCGGGGTCGCCATCTACGTGTCCAGCAAAGGCGTGCTGACTAGTGGTTTTACCGTCTAGAAGAGAGAACGCTTGTCCTAAAGAGTCGACTATTCCGTCTCGCTGAATAGCAGACGCTAGGGCACGTCTAATCACTTCATCGTGGACGTCAACTTGCTCATCCGTGACATAAATTAGAGCCGACGTCACTTGGGAGTGGTGGGAATTACCTAACCACTGCGACCAAAGCGTTTCGCCTATTCTGGAATCTTTCATACTATAAAATATTATACCTGAATTACTCAGGTTTTTATGATAGAACTAAGCCGCGTGTTCTAATTCAGAAGGCCATACATATTCGTACATTTCTGGTCGAACACCAGTGTCTTCCGCCCAATTGAACTGAGAATACCAACCGTAGTTTTTACTCAAAAGAGCGGTTCGGTGACTAGAAGAGACTTTTTCATAAAGTTCTACATCTTCAACCCAATGAGGGAATTTCATTATTCCGTTTACTCGGTTGAGGTTTTTTGCGTGGACTAAGGTGTTTGCGGATTTTACATCAAGAGTGGATTCGAAGCCGCGCCTTTTCCACTCAATTACCATTTGCTGAATGTACTGGTAGAGAGCCATTTCATAGCCCCGCCACATTTTGACAGCAGGGTGATTGACCCACCCCTTTGGTGTGCGGTGGTTGCCCTGCGGGTCAAGTTCGAGCAAATTCATCATAATCTGCCAAGCCTCAAGAGCCTGCTTATGAAGTCTCTTGTCATCAAGAACTTGTGCACTTGCTTTGAATGAAGTATTGATTGGAACGAATGTTTGCATAGTTTGTCTTTCTGTCGTTTAAATTATGCTAACACACTACTTCAAGTTAATCCAAACATCTGCGACAAAAATTTGACCTTCTTGTTCGGCATCTATTTCAATACCAGTGATTTGAGTCCGTGCTTCCGCGACAGTTGTAACGCCAATATATTTAGCCACAACTTCCATAGACTTTTCGTAAATCTCATCTCTGCTTATCCCACGGACGTTAAGCCTAATTTTATTTCTCAAGGCTTTCTTACCAACTTCTGGAGTTTGTCTGGGCGAAAATGTGCGCCTTCAAGTTTGGGGGTTAGCCCATCTGTACTATTTAAAATTACGTCACCAGAACGTAGTGCAGTGACAATCCCTTCCCGCCCATTGTGCGCCACTCCCAAGTCAGCCTCAAAAGCATTTACTTTTACACGAACCGTCTCTCCGACTTTCATAAATCCAGCCTGAGCATCTATCCAAATATTCTCGCCGTCATTGATGAGTGCGTACCCAAGACCGACCTGCGAAAGAATTTTGAGCGCTTCTTCGGCATCTCGACCTTTAAGGTTAATTTCTTCCCAAGTTTTTAGCATTTCAAGTACGGCCATTCCGACGCCAACTTTAATCTTTGCCTTAGCAAACTGTTGCTTTACCCATTCGGTATCTATTTTTGCCATTATTTTTTCCTTACTCCGATTACTCTTTCCAAAAGATAGAGTGCAAGTTCTTGATTAGGGACTGCCTTTGAGTACGACTCTTTTTGAGCCATAGCCAAAAAATTTCTTTGATTATCGTTCATAGCATCTATATTAGACGCTAAAACTCCCCACGACTCTGACACAGTGTAACTTTCCTGCCACTGTGTCGCAATAGGAACCCCCGCGTTCATTGCCTGAATGTATTGGTAGTTCCAGTACGTACCGTCCCGTTGGTCTGGGCAGATAAGAGCCGCAGAAGAGCGAGCAATTTGACTAAAGACTTGAGCGTCGTCAATCTTTTTCTCCCACTTCATAGGCACTACGGGGAGAGCCAAATGCTCCTGAATATTTACAGCCCATTTGCTACTGGGCTGGTCGCAGACCCACTTTTCTATTTTTTCAGTTTCAAGGTTGAGCGCTTCATCGGACAAAAGATATGAGTCAAGATTTACTTTGAACAATCTATTCTTAGCGCTAGTGCTTAATTTAATAAGGCTTCTAGTTTTCCAAGGAAGAGAGGGATAAATTGTGTTGTTAGCCCAGTCTTCATTTCCGAGCCGTTGGGCGGCGCTAAACACCTTGTCAAAAATTTCTCTATTCCCAGTAACCGAGTCGTACTCTTTTCTACTAGAAAAGAATGGTTTGGTGAACGACTCTTCACTAAGGGAGAAAGACTTAAACGAAGCAGTTATCTGGCTCACCGTGGGGACGTCAACAAACAGAGTTAGTTTTTCGTCACCCCAAAACTCTTTAATCAAGTGAAGAGCGCCGTAAATTCTATTTGAACTGAGACTAGTGGCAGGGGATATTCCAACGATTACAGCGTCGTAATCAGAAAATTGTTGCTTAGACATATAAACACTCGGATTACCCCAAACAACATTGTGCCCAGCGAGTGTCAAAACCTTGTACATAACTCCCGCAAAATTTAGCGACCTACTATTCAAATCACTTGAGCAGTGGGCAGAAGTCATTCCAGTCAAAAAAATTTTAGCCATTTTCATTCCTCATAATTGTGGGGACACCGCCTGACTAGCAAGCGGTGCCCCCCATTCGAGCCTCTTAGAAGGGAGACGTGGCAGGTGCTGCGGGTGCCGAAGCCATGGGGGGCGCAGGCGGTGCAGGCGGTGCAGGCGGTGCAGGAGGTGCAGAGAATACGGGCTGCGCGGGTGCTTCACCCTGAGTAGCCTGAACTGCTGGCGTAGCGTTGCTCTGAAGAACATAGTACTTCTTCACTTCGTTACGCTTTTCACCCTGCCACACGCGAGAACCTACTTGAGCACGGAAAAACTTGCCGTTAATGGCAGATTCGACCTGAGCGTTTGAGGGTGTGTTCTGGGCAAACCACTCACGAGAGACACCAAGAGCGGTCATTTTGGAAAAGAAAATTCCAAGAGCGTTCTTGTTTTCGGGAGAGATAACCAAGTTATCCCAGATGCGACGCTTAGCGTAAGCGCCACCTTGTACCTCGCAGGTAATCTTGAACATCGTCTTACCAGTCGAAGTGGTGGTAGACGAAGCCTCAATTACCTTGAGGTCGTAATCGCCGTCGGGCAACGGCTCGTAAGAACCACTAGCAGAGTCGCCAGCATCCTTAACTAAATCGCCCCAGTTGAGTGCAACCATGTGATTTTTTCCTTACTTGTCGTTAGTCGGTTATTACGCCGACGTTGTTTTTTCGGTACGGGGTCCGAAAATCTTATCAAGCATCATTTCGATGCTCATTTCACCCTGCTCAACAATCTGACCAAGACGTCCTTGAACTCGCTCTCCAGCCTCAAACTGGTCGGTACGCTCGACGTACATTCGACGTGCTCGGTATGGGGGTTGAGTTGGGTCTGCGCTGGCAATTGTTTCGTTTGCAATGTAGCCCAAGACGTCATAGAAATACGGTGCTTGAACTTTCAACTGACCTTGAAGGTAGGGGTGCATTCTCTCGTCTTGACCGCGAATAGCCATTGCCGTCATAACTACAGCCTCAAGGGGCTGTGTCGGGTGGGAGGTAAGGTCACGCAGGTCACGGAGCAGGTGCCCCATGTGGCGAAGAAGTTCGCCCCACTGTTGCATTTTCATTTGCTCGGTTCCAGCAATGTTGTCCATGCACTTCACCTGAAGTTCAGAAATGGAATCAATAATGAGCGACTTGAACTGGTGGCGACCAGCCTGGAGCCACTGGAATGCCTTGAGAACCGTGTCGTAGTCGCGTACCTGAACAACTACAGTATCCCAAGTTCCGTCGGCCACGGGGGGTTCTTCCCGCATCGGGTCCCAATACTTGACGTTGATGGGCAAGAATCGGTGCCCACCCTCTACATCGAGCATGAGACGGGGGTATGGCGCTGTGACGGCAAAAGTTGACTTACCAACCTTGGACTCGCCATAGACCATAAGAGTGAGAGAACGATGTACTTGTGACATTATTCTGTTCCTTTCTTTTCGTCTTCTGATTTGTAGTAACCATATGGGTCGGAGACCACATACATCTCACTAATTGCTGCCTCGGCGGCGCTACCGTCGTCGATAAGCGGGCAAATAGTGTAGAACTGACACTTCCACTTGCAATCTTTCGTGGGTCGTGGGTAGGCAAGAAAGTTTGAGTCACCACCAGCATTAAGATTAGATTTGACGCCGAGAAGGTCTTGAATGACTCCGTGGATTTGTTGCCAGAATGCTCGCATAGTGAAGTTATTGTGGCGAACTTCAATTTGCTCGTAGAAGGGGGGGCGTGCGGCAGCCGTACGCTTTACCTTCTTGAGCATAGTAAAGATACCGCCCTCGGAACGCTCCTCAGGGGATTTGTTCTGAGCAGACTCAAGAAGCATATATGTCTTGATTTGCTCGTTCATTTGAGCCTGACTTCCAAAGTCAGAGAACGAGCCACCCACAGTCTTGAAGTCACGGAACATACGCACACCGTCTGACCGACGTCGAACACGCATATCAAGTTTTCCCTGAAGAACTACTTTGCCATCGAATAATGGCATTTCAATAATCTCTTCAGTAGAAATCATTTCAAGGTCGGCGTCAATTCCTTCTTCTGCCACCCACTCAAGGTAGCCCTCAAGCATAATTCGCCCAAGTTCGGCTTCAGCCTCAAGATTGTGTGTATCTCTAAACTCTGCCTGCATTTTACCCAAGTCTTTTTCCACCAACTCGGAGTGTGCCTCAAGCAAGTTTTTTCCAGTTGAGTAGTGCATATCCAGCGCCTCATGGACACGAGAGCCAAGAGCAAGAGCACCAGTGAAGTCTTTCTGCTTCGGCTGTAGGCGTCGGTAGTAGGCCAGCCACCACTTGCGACGGCAGTCCTTAAATACCTGAATCTCTGAGTTAGAGAGGCGGTATGGTTGCTCGGCATCACCTGTAATTTCTACAGTGCCGTTTGTAACTCCGTTGTTTGTCATGGTTAGAGAGTACCAGCCTTATCTTGTTTCAGTAAATCCAACAGTTTTTCTTTGTCGTGGACAATTTGTTCAAAGTTCTCAGCCTTTTCGTCGAGAACCTGAATAACTCGTTCTTCAATAGTTCCTTCAGTTACGTAGTCCATAACAATAACAGAGTCGTGGATTTCAGAACCGATACGGTGAATACGGTCAATAGCCTGTTTGTAGTCTACGAGTGACCACGGACGTTGGAGCATTACCAAACGTCGACCAGCAGTGAGGGTAATTCCAACACCCCCAGCCTGCGCTGTAAAAAGAATCCATTTCGTTCTCCCTGACTGGAAATCATCTACTGCTTGCTGACGTTCATCCTCCGACTGAGCGCCAGTAATCAACCCGTGATTGATGCCCTCTTTTGTGAGACGAGCGCTAAGCAATTCAATCAATTGTCGAGATACGGCACAAACCGCAACCGCATCGTCTCCGAAGTCGCCGTTCTTGATGTCGTCCATAAGAGCATCGACTTTACAAGAAGGCTCTGCCAAAACGGTCTTTATTTCGCCAGTGGATTCGTTTACCACGTTCTCGGCAAAAGCGTTGGCAAACTGAATCAAACGAGTGGTTTGTGTAAGCACGCTAGGTGCTACAACAGCGCCACTTCCTTCAAGTTCCGCAATCATATGCTCTCGCATATCTTTGTATGCTTTGCCCTGCTTTGGCGACATCTCAACGTCACGACGCTCAAACATCATTTCGGGAAGCCAAGGCAGCACGCGCTGCTTGAGCATACGACGCATGCGGGGTCTAATGACTGCTTGAAACTCTTCTTCCATGTGTGGCTTGATTCCCAAGACCATAAGACCGCCAAATGCATTGAGCATAGTGTCGACCATACGGTCAATCCAGCGCGTCTTGCTTGGGAACTCGTCAGGCGAGAGCCAGTGAAGAATAGCCCACAAATCGAGAACGTTGTTTGCAATGGGTGTACCAGTCAGGGCAAAGCGAATATCCGCTTCCCCAGACGCCGCCCAAAGAGCACGAGTCTGCTTAGATTTTGGGTCTTTAGAACGGTGGATTTCATCGGCAACTATTGCCTTAAAATCAATTCTGTTGAGTTCACGTTCGTGTACTTCGCAACGTCCCTCGGTTACTCGTTCGTCGTGACCTTTACATGCTTTACAACGAGCCAGTGCGATAGAACCAAAAGGTGCGAGGCGCGAGTGGGTTCGAAGAGATTCCCAGTTGATTACGTAAACATCAACGTTTTCTTCTTCGAACTGCTTGCGCCGCTGATTAGTTGTGCCACGGACTACCTGAACGTTTACATCAGGCCACCACTTTTTGAACTCGCGTTGCCAGTTCTTCTTCAAGGTGTTTGGGCAGACAATAAGGGCTGGAAAAACAGCCTCACCGCCGTCCTTGAGTTTTTTCAAAGAACGGATTGCTTGGGCAGTCTTACCAAGTCCGGGTTCGTCGGCAAGCAGTGCGCGACGTGCAGTTGCCAAAAACTCAACACCAGCCCGCTGGTGGGGGAAAAGGTCTTGGTCACCAACTCCGTCTGGCAGAACCTCAACGTCCCTAAGTTCATTGGCTGGGTCGATGCGAATTGTGCGTTCATTTACTGCCCACGCGGTGAGACGCTCACCTAAGACCAAATCATCACGAAATGTGGAGCGAAGTGCTAAACAAGCAGACCACGATACGGGCAAGCGCCAAGTCTGGTTTGTTGAGTCATAACTCGAACCCGGCAGACTCTTACAAAGTTCTTTTAAACGCCAATCAGAATTAATGACAATACTTTTTCCAGAGTCATCAAGTTCGACACCGACAGTCATTGGATAAATCCTTTCGTCATTACGTACATACTAGCACAAAATAATTTTATTTATTTGCGAAACGCGATAGTAGGGCTACTCAAGAAGTTTTCTAGGCATCCACCCAGTCATTACCAAATACAGCAAACCGTGCCTAATTGCGTCAAGTGCGTGTCCCGCACCACCACGATGCCAATACTCAAGTTTTTTTAGTTTCTCGTTAGTAAACATACTCATGGCATTGGCAGGCAACTGAAACTTGAGAGATTCGGGGTCACGCCCCCTGTCCACAAGAATCAACTTCAATGCCCCAATACACTCAAGACTGTACGGTGCTTGAGACTTTTTAGCGGTCTGCATATTAATTGTAAACTTTTCGCAGACCACCTCAAGGGTTGGGTACTGCATAAAAGTCATTCGTGTTTTGTCGGCAAACTCAACAAAATCTTTCTCACCACTCCACAAAAGTTCGGGGTCTTCACCATTTTTTATTGAAAACAAAGCCATACCCGTAGTCTTGCCAGGGTCAATTGCTAGGACGTACCGAGTCACTACCATCTCCTAATTCGTACTTTTCTCCCCAGTTAGAGAAAGGACCATCAACACCAGCGGTCAGCGGAACTTCCCACTCTTCTCGCGTAGTCATACACTGTTGAACAAGGTGCTTGACTTCCTCAACGCTGTCCTTAGGACAGTTCAACACAATTTCGTCGTGTACAGGAACAATAAGAAGTTCCGTCAAATCTGCTTGGTCGAGTTTAATAAGGTTCTGCTTAAAGATTTCAGCGGCACTTGCCTGAATCAGATAGTTAGTCAGCGAATACACGCGGTCATCGTCGCACGGAAGTCGACGTCCAGTTTTTGTGTAGACGTAGCCAACTCCCTCAGAACGAAGTCGTTGCGTGCCAACGTCCTCGATTTCGGAAGACATTTTCTTGACACCGGGGTAGTTGGAATCAAATGCCTCAACTACATCTTTCATTTGCGCGTCAGAAACACCAGCGGTGAGGGCCATAGTCGCTATGCCAGCACCATACAGTTTTCCGTAGACAACGCCCTTAACCAATTTGCGTCGGGGGTCTGACTTTTGGAGTGTGTCGTCTGCGTAAATCTGACGCATAATCGACGTAAACACGTCGCCACCAGTTGCGTCTGCTTCATTAAACAGATTGATAAGTTGCTCGTCACGGCTAAAGTTTGCGGTAAGACGGAACTCCACTTGGTCGAGGTCGGACGACAAAATAACGTGGTCGTCGTCCTTAGGCAAGAACGCACGACGCACAGTGGCGTCCCCCGCAGGAAGAGTTTGCAGAGCAGGGTCAGTAATTGACATACGCCCAGTACGAGCGCCAAGTGTTTTTACAGACGGGTGAACAAACCCGTCAATGTTGCCTTCAAGAAAGTTTTTAAAGTATGTGTTAGCCAACTTGTCGGCTTTACGTTGCTTGAGAACGACGTCAGCCAACTGCTTAATCTCTGGCGTGCCGTCGCGCAACAGCATTTTAAGTTGGTCGGCAGAAGCAGATTTTTGTCCAGAAGGGGTGGTCTCGGTAATGTTAGCGCCAAGACTTTCAAAAATTCCTACCAATTGAATATTGCTAGTGACAGACTTACCGTAGTTTTTCATACCCCAGTCGCGCACCAACTCACCATATTTATTGAGTTCATCGAACTTCTGCTTTGAGTAGTCAAGGTCCACACGAGCACCGTTGATTTCCATTCGGGTAACAATTTTTCGTGCCGCCATTTCAATTTCATATGGAATGCTGTACATTTTTCCCGTACCGCATTTTTCCCAAAACTGCTCAAACAAACGCATAGTGAGAACTGTGTCAAGCGCACCATACGCCCAGTAAGGCTCAAAGTTGACGGGGACACTTCCCCACGTCCAGCCATTCTCCCTAAGCGAAACATCAAGGTGGGTCTGAAGGGCAGCGGCCTTTGAGTCAACGTACTGAGAAGTCAGACGCTTCAGCGCACCAGAGCCAAGCGGGTCAATTACTTGCGCCATAATCATTGTGTCGTGAGCGCGGTGCCACGGGATACCCCAACGTGATTGAATGTCAAACCAACGCGCTTCAAACGCAACGTTGTGGCAAACGATGGGACCGTTAAATTTATTCATTGCTTCGTAAAAAACGCCAGACCATTCATCCCACGGAATTGCCCAACCAGTCTGACCGTCACCCACCTGTACCAAACGGATACGTCCGTGCCACGGAGAAAGCGCGTCTTTTGTAGGGCGCCCCGGAAGTTCTCCCGTCTCAATGTCCACGGCAATAGCGTCCATAGGTCGACGTTCGCCAAGCCACGAAAGAAAAGCACGTGCCTCGTCGACGTTATTGACAAGGTGCAATTGCACGTTTCTGAGTCCGTCATTCATATTTTTGCTCTCCGTCGTTTTGTGGGGACTATCTACTGCGGGTCTGGGTTATCAAAAAACTTGTCCCATTCGCCAAATTCTTCATCGTCTTCCTCTATGTCAGAATCAAGTACCACTATCTGACCGACTGCTGTCTCACTAGTACCACTGCTACCTAAAGGATAGTCAATAAAATCTACTGCTGCGCTACTAGACAACACCATGCCCGTAAGGGTTAGGGCTTCGCTAGCCTTAAATCCAGATTTTTTTAGTTCTAAATAGAGTTCGTGAATTTGTATAGTGATACTAGATAAATTTGTTATCTCAATAGCAGGAACTAGTTCTGGCTCAGGGGTCTCATTCGGTTCCTCTTCAGCCATATTTTTCTCTCCGCTTTCTATGGGATTACTTCTATTTTATATACAGATTCAATCTGTGAGTCTTTGCGGGAGGCTTCTTCGAGGAGCCGCTGAGCAACATTGGTGAGATATCTGGCACTGCCATTGTCATCGTATTGGTACAGAGCGTCGAGCACTGCGTCTGCTTCGTCGCTAACTTGCGCCCAATATCTGTCCTTTTCGGGAAACACAAGGTCGACGTCTTCGGTTGGGTAGCATTTGTCGCAAGGAATTGCTAAATTTTCAAGTTCAAGAAAACTGATTTCCTGAAGCCCATATTTCTTTACTGACGGGCAAGCAGCGCCGTGGTAGACGAGAGAGACGCCGACACGGGAAAGAATGTATGAACCACTCTCGGTTCGGTACAATTCGAACTCAATCCAACGGGATGAGCCACGTCGGTAGGAAGATGACTTCCCTAGCAGAACACCGTCAAACTGGAGTGTTCGTGACCCGTCCTTTACTTCATACATTTTTTCTCTTTCGTTCCATCGTTACCATTATGGTATCAGAATTGCGGTTTGTTTATTGGTGACACTCACTATTATTAGGCCGTGACGTTGTATGTGTATGTCAATCTAAACTGCGGTGGGTCCGATTGGTTGTCACCGTCAAAGTAGCCGTAGTTTGCCAACGTGCCGTCATACGTGTCTGGGTTGTCATCAGTCAGACCAAGCAGAATTCCCCACGTTCCAGTCCCAGCAATGGCGCTATACCAAGAACTTGGCAACGTAACCCATTTTCCTTGACCTTTACTGAATGAGGACGAGGTTGGGTTGTACCCATCAGCAGCGGCAGGAATGCTTGAGCCAACACTTCCGTCTGCGGTGAATCCAATTTTTGCTGATAATCCCGAAGCATTGTACGAGTGCCTGTTTCTCAAATAAACTTCAATCTTTGTGATTGCAAAAGCACTATACGGTGCTGTATTGGTATATATGCTGGCATTGTTTAGACCAACGAGAGTGCTAACCGCCTCAAAGGTGACGTGGGATTTCTTAGTCCCAGATGCTGTACCTGGGTTACCTTGATAAATAGAGTTTTCGTTTGCATACGGGTCGCTTGTACCGCCGTCACCTTTACCATAGTTGTCGTAGTAAGCACTGTCGAGCGATGTTCGTGCCACGGTCACTGTAAAGGGGGTCGTGCCAGAGCCACCACCCCCACCAGCGAATGTCCCTTCGCTGAGGAATCTTGCTTCACCACTTCCGTGGCTACCAATCTGCGAGGTAACTGCTGGACCCATATCGTAAATAGAAATCCCACTTTTTGCTGACCCAAATTCTCGGAAAGCGAGAGTGCTTCTCGTGGCAGTCGAGTTGTACGTGTGCCTAATTTGCCAAAAAATTTCCACTCCAGATTGAACCAAATAATTGGTCATTCCGTTAGATAGAGAAGCGCTGGTTGACGTGTAATCAAAGACCATTGGGTTGACTGAATAGGCACCACTGTTATCGTCAAAGTTGACAGTTTGCTTTACATAAGCGTAGTTATTGGCGTCCATCGTGTTGAGTGCGTAGTTTGCCGTTGCGTTAGGATTGCTGCTGGCAATAAACTCAATCCGCGAGTCAACGTTAGAAGTGGATACTACACGCAAATTTCCAAATGAAATTACAAAAAGATAGTTTCTATTTGCGTCCAACGTAAAAGAGCCAGCAGCAAAAGTAGTCCTGTCGTTAGTAGCATTCAAAAGACCGTTATCGGTGAAAATACCAAAGTTGGCGGAATAAATTAGACCGCGAGCAAATCTGTTGAGAATATCACCAGTGTAGGACCGAACATTACTTGTCGCTGTGTAGGGAGAGTTGGTAGCAGCGTTTGCCAAGTCGTGGTAGCGAGCCAAATCAGCAGTGCCGTAAAGATTATTAGTCGTGTTAGTCAGCGTGCTATAAATTTTTACTTCAGCATTGAACGTCGTGTTTGCCTCAAAAAAACTTGGCTCAGTTGAATAGAGAGCACCAGTGGAGACGTCCGTAAAACTGGCAACTCCAGTGACATCAATAGATGCGTTAGCCAGAGTAATTTCATCTAAATCAACTGACCCAAGTCTTGTCTGAACAGTGTCATTTTCAGCATAAAAAACAAGCCCATTAGGTGACATTTCATAATTTTTAGATGGTATTTGCGCTGTCAAA